GGTGGGGGTGCGCGGGTTGGACCGGGCAGGTGTGGGGGTGCGCAGGTTGATAGTTGGTGACCGCCGTCTGACTGGCTTTTTGCGAGGCGGTGATGGAGTAAACCCGGTTACGTGGGCAGCCGGTGATGGTGTGAAGCTTCCGCCAGCCTTCTTGGCCAAAAGTCTTTTTACTTTTTGTTTTGTAGCATCAGTGATTATGTAACCAGCCTTTTCCAGAAGTTCTACAGTACGGTTATTAATATTACCTACTCGCTTGATACCTTCAAAATTCATGTGTACTTTCTTGGCGTTCGCAATCTTTTTTCGTTCGGCCGCAGTCATCACACCAGAAGTAACCTGTCCGTTTAGAATATCGTTAGGTGTGTTCAGATAATTTCTTACATTGAACCTGGTAAGTTTTCCATAATTTTTAATAATTTTGTTTTTCTGTGCATTGGTCAGGTTGGTTTTTCTGTTGATACTGTTAATGAGTAGATTTTCCGTATTATAATTCATGTACTTTGATGTGTTGAACTTTTTCAGTTTAAAGTTTTTAATAATTTTTGCTCGTTCAGCCTGGCTCAGCTCTCCGCGTGCAATTTGTCTAGTCAGTGCATTCTCAAGCTGATTCATATTTTTGAAACCCAAGTATCTCCGTGTATTGAAGTTGAGCCGACGAGCCTTCAGCCGGCATGACACGGGGTTCGCAGATGCAAATGTACGACGAACATACACAAAATTGTTATAATTTATTTGAGTAATATTGTTCCCGGCAAATTGGTCATAAAATCCAGATATAAAAGGTCCTCGTATAACTTTTTCAAGCTTTTTGGGGTCCCACCAGTCGCACCGTACATAGTTTGACATCTGATTAGAGTCGAACATGTAGCCTTTGCCGTTAAAGTCTACATAGGCAGTGATAACATGACCAGCGTGACGACCTTTGTAATCTTTGTTGCGAATTGATATACCCGATGATGCAAGGTCAAACAGACGCGTTCCAATCTTGATAGTACGCGGATACGCGTGTGAAGTCCACCTCTTGTCTACAGGAGTTTCATAAAATACAGGGTATGCAGAACGGTTCCCTATATGACATATAACAAACTGGTCATTAGAATTTGTAAATGTAAGTTTGGCAGCATCGGCAAAATCTTTAGGAAAATATGAATGAATATCGTGTGAATATTCAGAAATACCTAGAGTCTTGAGAGCAGCTATGAGTTCGGGTGTTTGGTGTGACCCCTCGAAGCCACCTTTTACGCGATACTCGTTCCCTGCGCCACTAAATCTTTTCAAAAGATTTGCAGACTTGCCGGCTTGTTTACGCAGCTGACCCGGTCCACCCTGCAGGCATGTATATTGGTCCAAAAATTTATAAAAATATATTTTATTAAATTTTGAACCAAGTGGACAGACTGTCTCCATGGGGGCATCGAAAAACTCCTTTTCGTCTGGTGTCATTTCTCTGTACTGTTTTTTCATATGCCAGGACAGTACACGGAGCATACCATCGGACAGTACAAACTCATTAATAATTGAGTATAGCCAACAAGTACCCTGTGATTGAAGAGCTCCACTCATACCTAAAATAATAAAATATTTTTTTATAATAATGGTGGCACCTTTCGAAGGTACCATCCTCGGCTCCAAGATACTCATCATGGCTCTGCTCTTTATACTCAGCCTGGTTAACGCGTATACGAAATTCATATCATCTCAGCCGCGCAAGTTCCTCGTAGAGGCGGCTCTCGTTGGTTTGGCGTCAGCCCTGTCGTTTGGATTTATCGGGGCGCTCCGCGGAGTTGACATAGGCCAGACGATTAACGTTTCGGTGCTAGCATTCCTCGTTTTTTTCGTTTTCCACATCTTGATGGAAATGGCCGGGTTCAACCAGGGTGCTATTGACAAGTCGAAGCTCGGCGGAAAGATGCAGAAGCAGCAGAAGATACTGACATCCGCGCCTGTTAAAACGACTGTAATTATTGTTCTTGGAATTTTGCTCGTGATGGCTCTGGTCACGCGGGATTTAACAGTCGCTGGTGATTCCCTGTACCCACTGAGCACAGTGCAGCTCGGTCTGGAAGCAGTGGTGTTTGGTGTGCTGAACGCGCTCCCTACTGTTATGATAATGCTGGACAGAGGGGAGAAGAACGGGAAGAAGATTGCAAAGGACACGGGACTCATGGGAGGGGCATTCTTTGCAGGACATATTCTGTTACAGTTGGGCGGTTTCTATAGTTCGGCGTTCGCTCGCTATTAGCGGCGCACATGTACCCGCGGCTGCTGGCGCTGCTGCTGCCTGAAGTGCTGCTTCTGGCGCGGCCTTTCGCGCCCCTGGTTCTTGGCCCCAATCTTGCGGTCGCTGTAGTACTCCTCGTTATAAAGGATGTCTGCGATTGACTCCTCGTGCACATTCTCCGACTTGAGGTAGCGCATCGTCCGGTCGATATCCTTCAGGTCTCTCCGCAGTACCGCGTCAAAGTACCGGCTGAACTCGGGCATCTCCTCCTTGTGCTCGATGGTGGTCTCGACTAGCTCGTCGATAGTCTCCCCAAAGAGCTCGGCCGTCTTGTTTTCCCAAGCCTCCTCGGCCCACTCCTCCTGCTTCTTATGGAAGCCCTTAAAGTAGACTGCCCGCCTGCACATAGGGCAGCCCACCCCCGACCCCTTCTGGCACCACGCCTTGATGCACCCATGGCAGAAGGTGTGCTTGCATACCAGCTTGCAGCGGGCATTGTCCTCATAGCAGACGGCACACTCCATGATGTCTCTTGTTGTTTGCTTTGAAAATCCTGCCAGACCCTGGGCGACTGGAGGGAACATCGCCCAGAACCTTCACTTAAAACCTTCCCTCTACGGTAGAGTATGTTGACCGTACCTCCCCCCGTAAAGCCGGTGGCGCGCCTGCCGCCGACAAATCAGCGCCCGCGAAAGATGTATACCCTGCACGAAACTATGAATAACGCACTGGCGCTCCGCGCCATGCAAGACAGTGACAAGACGGCCATGATTGCGTTTGCACGCGAGACGGACGCCTTGACAATGGGAACTATGCTCGAAAACCACTACCGCACATACAAGGAGTGGCCCGACCTGGTCATCAACAGTTCTATTAAAATTTTTTCTGGAAACGGTGTCAAGGATGACTTGAAGTTTCTGCAGGCTGCTGTATGGTCACCCGAGGAGCTGACCATGATATGCTGTACGCACTACATGGACATTCTGCAGATTGACGAGCTCTTCGAGACCAAGAACGGCTATAACATCAAAGGGGCTCGTCTACTCCTCGAGGGCACCAGCGATTTGTACATCGCAGCCTGTAACCGTATGCTCCGTCTGAGCGACGACGGTCTCTCTACAGAGATGGACTGGTAGATGGCAGCCCGGGCACCCATGCAGTGCATTTGAACACCGCCTTGGCGTACGCCGCACAGAGCACAAAGTGCACGTGGGGCCAGTCCAGCGCCTCTGTGTGGCTCATCTCAACCTTCATAGGATTTAGATTCATTTCGGCAATAATGTACTGCGGCTTGGTCGGGTCGGCCAGCGACTCTGCAATGTCCGTCATCTTTTTCAGCCACGCCACATGGCTCTTCTGGGACGGGTCAAACTTTTTCAAAAAACGGGAAGTGACTGTGTCAGTCATTTAAAAGAAATTTGTCCGTCTCTTTTAAATGGCGTCCGGGAAGAAAGGATTTGTTTACAAGTGTACAGATTTCGCCAAGGTTCAGCAGGTGAACGCCAAGTGGTACTACAACTGGGGTGGTTCGCGTAGCTTCTGTGACGACCCGTCTCTGCCGTTCACACCCATGAAGTGGGGCAAGGGTACCGTGCTACACATGACCCCCGAGATGAATGAGCTGCTCGGCTTTAACGAGCCGGACGGCGACGCCCAGTCAAACCTGACACCTCAGCAGGCCCTGTCCATGTGGGGCGAGATTGTCGCGAGCGGTAAGCGCATCGGCAGCCCAGCAACGGCCGCCAGCCCGACCAAGCCCAACAGCTGGCTGTCACAGTTCCAGGCTCTGGGCGGCACGTTCGACTTTGTGTGTGTGCACTGGTACGCCCCGCCAAACGCCGCCTCGTTCCTCAAGTGGCTCGATGATGTGTACGCGCAGTACCAGAAGCCCATTTGGGTCACAGAGTTTGCAGTGGCTGACTGGTTCGGCAAGTCTCCGGGCGGCTACCCGGTAGAGGACGTCAAGGCATTCATGGACCTGGCGTGCCGCGGCATGGAGGCTCGCCCATTTGTCGAGCGGTACGCCTGGAAGACCCGTGACACGTCCGATACGAAGATGGGCACGAGCGCACTCTTCAACCCGGACGGCACACTGACAGAGCTGGGTCAGCTCTACAAAAATATCTAAAGATTTATGTAAATAAATATATATGGAGGGCTGGATTGCGCTGACGCGCACATCGACTCTCGGTAAACAACCTCGCAAGGTGACTCTATCGAATCGTAATTACGTCGTGTGGCGTAATCACAATCACGAGGTCCAAATCACGTCAGATGCGTGTCGGCACAGAGGCGCATCGCTATCAGGAGGTAAGGTGCTCGTGGATGGCACTTTAGAGTGTCCTTACCACGGATGGAAATATACAGAGAAGAAGTTGTGCAAGCCTTGGGACACTGGTTGTGCCGAGCTTCTTCAGATTGATTTTGATAAGAAGGAGCAGAATGGTCTTTTATGGGTCCGTCCTAAGGGCCTAGAGGGCCCTGACCCGCCAGAGGTGCCGCACATCACCGAGCCAGGGTTCAACACTATGTGGTTCGAGACGACCATCAAACAGTCTGCCCAGATGATTATCGAGAATGGTATCGACCCCTGTCACGCATCATGGGTCCACGCGAACCCCCTTGGTTTCGGGACGGCTGGTGAGAAGCCGACGAATGTCGTTCACAGGGGTCACACAATCGAGTTTGACTATGTGCCGAATCGCGAAGCCTTGTCGACCAAACTGTTTGGGCTGAGCACGACTCACAATTTTCATGCATTTGTTCTCCCGTACACGACGTGGAGTGACGTGGTGGTCCACGGGGACAGTGTGCTCATGACGTATGTCACGCTGTGCCCTCTGGATGAATTCACAACCAGGATGTTTGTAGGGTTCAGTCAGAACTTTGGCGTCCCTTCAGCACTCTTTGTGCTCATGGGCAAGACGATTGTCGAACAGGACCGTGTGATTCTCGAAAATTTAGATTCGAGCTTTCGATTCAAGGGTATGAATGGAGAGCATGACGAGCTGGTCATTGCATACCGGGATGCGCTCCATAACAGTATTTTCAAATAGAGAGTTATTAAAAATAATGCTGAGACAGCGGCAGGTTACGGTGGATGACCGCGAGTGGACAATTTACTTTTGTCCCTGTCGCGGTGACCAGTATCCGTACTTTACCAAACCACAAGCGGCCCACTACCGAACGCGGGTTCACACAATGTGGCAACTTCAAGCCATAACAGCTAACGGGCATGTAGCACAGTAGCTGCTGGTCTTTGGTCGGACCATATTGGAGGCCATGGATGTGATAGAGTCGTACAAAGCACGCAGAGTGTCCACAGAGGCTGACAGCCAGTTCTGTGAACGGTCTTTAAGTGCATCGAGCGACTTGGCCACGCGCACCTTTTTAGGGTCGGTGTCTGCATATGACGGCTTGTTGGTCATCACCAGGTACAGAACCAGAAAGGTCAAAATCAGTGTAATCCAATTCATATAATATAAGTTTATAAATTATCTGGCCCGAAGGGCCAACCTGCTCCCTTCGGGTCACTCTTCATCATCATAGTCTTCCTCTGTTTCGTACTCGTCGAATTCATCCTCTTCGTCCGAGTCAGAGTTCTCGTCAGAGTCATCTTCGTCATCATCGGAGATGTCTTCATCCTCTGGGTCTGACGGGACGTACTCCTCGTCAGAGTCATCCTTGACGTAGCCTCCGTCAACCTCTACAAACCCCATGTCAAACTCTGTCGAGAGGTTGAGATATTCATAGATACTGTCGTCATCAACCTCATATGTTTCGTCTTCGTACCGGTACAGAGTCTTGCCCTTGAGGCGGTCTTCTGTCGGGCTGAGGTACTGGATGGTGTACACCTTGGACTTGGAGTTTACGATTCGGGCCAGAAGTGGCTTGGGCTTCTTCTGGCCAATGTCGGTCCAGACACGCACGAGTCCGCTCATTTCTGAAAGTCATTTTTAATTTTTGTTTAAGTCATTTTACGCACTTAGAGTTTGTCCTGGAGTAACTCATAGTATGCAGACCCTGATAGAGTATATGAAGGAGCACGGACAGTGTCATGTCGAAGGTCATATGCAGGATTACCCGAAGCAGGTTGAGACTATCCGGAGGCTCATCAGTGAGAATAACATCAAGACTGTGATGGAGATTGGGTTCAATGCAGGGCACAGCTGTGAGGTGTTTCTCACGAGCAGCCCTGACATAACAGTGACGAGTTTTGATATTAATCAGCACGGTTATACGGCCTATGGGGTTCAGTACATTACGGAAAACTACCCTGGCCGGCTCGAGTTTATTCCAGGGAACAGCACTATGACCGTACCAGTCTACCTTGACAAAAAGTTTGACCTTATTTTTGTGGATGGTGCCCACGATTACAACACGGCCCTCCAGGACTTGCACAACTGCCACCGTCTGGCTCACTCAGGAACTATAGTCATCATGGATGACACTGTGAGCACTCTTGACAAGTTTCAGCACTGGAACGACGGCCCTGTCCGGGCATGGGGAGACATCAAAGAGGACCGCTTGGTCACGGAGCTATTCAGCGAGGACTATGACATAGGGCGCGGTATGAGCGTCGGGAAATATTCAGTACAACAATAAATGGCCACTGTCGACAAGTGTCTCACGGATGTATTACATGAAAAAGATGCCATGAAGATGTGCGAGGGTCATTCGCAAATTTTCCCGGTACAAGTGTTGTCTCTCTATAACCTCTGCAAGGGGTCAAAAAATATTATGGAAATTGGATTCAATGCAGGGCACAGCTGTGAGGTGTTCCTCACGAGCAGCCCTGACACTCGCGTGACGAGTTTCGACCTCAACATGTACCCGTATACAAAGGTTGGAGTTGATTACTTTACAGAGTATTACCCAGGCCGTCATGAATTTATAGGAGGTAATAGTCTGCAGACTGTACCGCTCTATGCCATGACTCACCGGGACAAAAAGTTTGACCTTATTTTTATAGATGGCGGACATGATTACAACACGGCCCTAGGTGACTTGCACAATTGCAAACAGCTGGCCGACCGGGACACTGTTGTTGTTATGGATGACGTTGTGGGGGCGGGGCTTCAGCAGCATTGGAACGAGGGACCTGTACGCGCATGGGACTATATGGTCAACAAAGGGTATATCATTGAAACGGGTCGTGAAGTCTATATGAAAGGTCGGGGGGTTGTTGTCGGTCGCTATGTGTTCGCTTAGCCCTTCCACTTGGCACCGCAGCCCATGCAGGTGAAGTAGGTGGTCATCGGCTCGTCTGCGCTGCGCGTCTGCATCTGGTAGTAGGTCACCTTCTTGCACTTGCACCGGCCACACTTGAACATACCCTGGTAGTCCTCCTCTTTTGCCTTGGCCTTGTCCATAGCCAGCTCGCGCTGCTTTAGTTTGAAGAGAGTGGCTGAGTAGGGGCCGTTGGGCCAGAGCTGCTCCGGCTTGAGCCCCGGTAGGTCCATGCTCTTGACCTCCTTAGTGTGCATAAGGCGGTATTGCAGCTGCGGCATAATGGTGTAGGCCAGGGCCACCTGTCCGTCCTTCACCTCGAGGGCACAAGCCACCCTGCACTCCTTGGTGCGCTTGAGCTCCGCCTCGAGGTGGCAGACCTTGGTCCAGTACCACCGGCGGAACAGCGGGTTGTCCCACGACAGCTCACTGTCGAACCGGTGCTTAAAGTCCTCCTGGACCCAGGCAAAGGTTTGTTTTTCGATATTCTTGGCATAGGGCCGCTCGGGTACCGTGCGCGCCAGCATGGTACGAGCCTTGGTACGCCAGACATTACCGTCAATCATCTTGTTGTTCGGTCGCTTTTTGTTTTTAAACCACCCCGCGCAGCCTCTACTACTCAAGGGAACATCGCTCCCTTTCTTCAGTAGTACGACACCCAGGTCTTTTCGTCCTCGAGGTCCCTCTCGATATTTTGAAGTGTCCTTTCGAGTTCACGGAGATAGTTTCCAGAAAACTCGAGATATTCTTTTGGGAGACTCCTCAAACCGCACATACGGATTTCGGCTAGTATACAGGCCTGGCGCGTACTGATGAGTTGGTCGCGGGTCATCCGGAGGTTCGCCATCATCTGGTTGTGCATGATGTCACGCTCGTGGATTGGCAGTGCAAAATATGCATCGACCGTGTTGGCCACCGGACCGCCGTGTGACTCGAGATGGCCATGCATGAAATGGTAGGCTGAGGGTGTAATCTTGTACGGCCCGGCGAACATCTGGAAAGTGCTGTAGTCTGACATTTTACTTAAGAAAGAGTGTCTACTCTTGTTTAGATGGCTTTCGTCAACCCAATGATTACATGCACGGCGAGTCGCCGTCAGTGTCCCGTATGGGCCCTTCGGGAATAGCTGTCACTGCTGCGCAGAGCGCCGACTCATTTATGAGCTCCAGCGCGTGAGTCGACGGGCCGGTGTGCACCCGAGCAAGTTTGGCGTGTGGATGCACCGTAAGCTCGGCGACCTTGTCATACAGAGGAATAGACGGGATGGTGTCCCGGGCGTGTCTCTCCCGTGTGTCCTATGTAAAAAAGCTATGGAGCGTTACGGTATCCAGTGGCGAGCGCACATAGGCGACACATGGGTCCGGAGCACATCACCAGACTTGCCAAGGTCCAGACCGACCCAAAAACAAAAACATTATCTTGGTTTTCAGTAGGAATGGACGAAGAGATTATACCCATCATCGTTCTAGGACTTGGGTTTGCGGCGCTCGTAATCAGTGCGACAAAGACAAGTACGTACATACAGGGGAGTGTAGCCGGAATATCCGGACCAGGCTATGACATTACACAAAAAGAACCAGTTCTTATCATCCCCAAATCAAAACAGAAGGGTGGACTCCCACCCCCTCCCCAAAATGGCACCCCATCCAAGATTGGTACACAGATGCCTTATGGCGTTGTACCGGCCGATATCGCAACCGCCTCTTTAATTAGCCCACCTGTAAAGCCAAGTATTGGCGGCCCAGGTGCTGATGCGCTCAGTGGCGGGCCAGGCAAGGCAGCAGCTTCGCTCGGGCCTACAGCTCTCTCCAACCCGAACACACCCCCAGACGTCAAGACTATGCTTGCCAACGCGCCACCGGACTTTTAGGCCCTATGTGAAGGCGAAGCCTTCTTTTCTTTTACATGAAAAAGGGCCTATGGCCCTAAACGAAGCCTTCTTTTCTTCAGGGAAAAGGGCCCATGGCCCTAGAGCGGGTCTCGCGCTTGTCCATATAGAACTGCCATGAGGCGCGCCGAATAGCCTCAGCCTGGTCGTGAGCCTCTACCATAATATAGATACTGTTGTCAAACTGAATGGTCCACCGACCCTGTTCAGTCTGATGTGCCCGCGCGTTGTTCCGGGACAACTTGTACCGGTGGAGAGCGTCCATGGCATCCTCGTACGACTGGGCCGAGACGAGCGTCCCGTGCGGGAAAGACCAGTCAATCATCGAAGTCTGGGCACAGCCAAACCACATAGCCACATAGTCCCACGTGGCGGTCATTCCTTTGCTTTTCTGGTAATACCAAGCGCACTCTCTAGCTTGCTTGCAGTCCGTTTGAGCGGCTTTTCGCGCTTGAGTTTGAGGGGCTCGTCCGGTGACTGCTCGACAGCCGATGTGACCGTTACAGCCTTGGCTGTCGGGCAAATGTATTTCTCGTACGGTACGTACACCGGGGCATCCTGTTGGGAACATCCCCTAAATTCTTCTATGCTCAGTGAACCACCAAAAATCTTGAGCGCCTGTCTCTTGGGCGCCGCTTTCAGCACTACATATTTACCAAAAGTTTTCATTCTCATCATGGCTACAAAGGACTGTATCTCGCCACTGCGCGACGTACTCATATCGAGCGCGAACGCCTTCATGCACTCCCAGCTACAAAACTCACCCGTGGTTGTAAACTTGTCGAGCCGCTCGTCGTACTTGAACGGCATATGTAGTGGTCGGCAGTCGCCTAGCGGGTGCACACACCACCAGCAGTGCGTCCCCTTCGCCTCTGGCGGTTGCGTATCCCGAATCAACGGGAGAGCCTTCCGGGCCGGTGGAGGGACTGGCGGGGAGCGATTGCGAGCCACAATCTCTTCAGGAGTTAGTTTTTTGGGCATCTTCTCGAATTGCAACATAAAGACTAGTTACTAAATATAATTAATATGCTTTTAAGTATCGATGTCGGGATTAAGAATCTTGCGATGTGTTTGATTGACCCAAAGACAAAGCTGATTCATCATTGGGACGTGTCGGGTGTGCCGCCTCTGCACGCCGATGGTCTGTTTCCTTGCTTCAAGCGCCACCTGGCAGAGCGAGACTGGGTGCTTCGAGCGGACACAGTGCTCATCGAGAAGCAGCCAGACAAGAACAGAGGCATCAAGTCGGTCGAGAACTTTCTGCACGCATATTTTGTGATTCATGACAAGGAGGTTATCATCTATGACGCTCGGCACAAGATTCCGGACGTGGCCGGTCCGGGCCGGGCGCGCTACCTCGAGCGCAAAAAGGCGTCCATCGACCGTGCACGCGCCTTCATCTCGGCTACTGACTCGGTCAACAAGCACTGGATATCCGTGTTTGACAAGCACAAGAAAAAGGATGACCTGGCAGACACTGTCATGCAGGCTCTGTCGTTTGTGAACCGCATCCCGGATAAGCCGGTCGTACCAAAGAAACTGACCGCGCGCAAGCCGACGGAGAATCAGAAGCGCACCAAGTACAGCAAGCCAAACCTGGCGTGGATTGTCAAGACGGGTGCCCCACAGGATGCACGTTTCCGCAAGGACCTTGCGCGCTACTACACCAATATCGAAGACTTGAAAAAAGAATTTAATATTTAAGTTAAAAAAATAGACTGACTAAATATTAATGGCACGGCTTGTGGACCACATGGGCTCTGACGAGTCCATTGTCGAGGCTGCTCGTGTCTCGTACGCCAAGGGCACCAAGGCTGTGAGTGACACGCGGGCGCTCATCCGGTACCTGATGCGCCATCGGCACACCACCCCTTTTGAGATGGTCGAGTTCAAGTTCCACATCAAGGCTCCAATCTTCGTGGCTAGGCAGTGGATGCGCCACCGGACAGCCTCTGTGAACGAGATGTCCGCCCGGTACTCTGTTCTCGAGGATGAGTATTTCCTGCCGGACCATCTGCGGACCCAGTCCGGTACAAACAAGCAGGGGTCAGAGGAGGAGATGTCAGGGGACGAGCTCCTACTTCTCAAGCAAAAGGCGTCGTGTGACATGGCGTTTCATGTGTACGACGACCTTCTGAAGCACGGGTGCTCGCGCGAGCTGGCCCGGACGCATCTCCCTGTCAGCACCATGACCGAGTTTTTTTGGAAAATTAATTTACATAATTTGTTTCACTTTTTGAAGCTGCGTATGGACAGTCATGCCCAGCCGGAGATTCAGGTGCTCGCGAAACAAGTCTATGAACTCATCAAACCGGTGGTACCTCTGGCGTGCGAGGCTTTCGAGGACTTTGTGCTGCACAGCGTGACACTGAGCGGCCCGGAGCTGGCTGCCATCAGGTCCAAGACTTTTGTTGTACCAGGTGTGGGTGAAAACAGAGAGTTCCAGGAAAAACTTGACAAAATTTCTTGGAGTATATAAATGCTAGTTAGACTGGCAATAATAGGGCTACTCGCCTTGGTCCTGTGGATGGTCACCAAGCGACGCGAAAGTTTTTTCAAAATTAAAAAGCCCAAGACGTCAGCTTGGTTCGACGCGCGCATCGCCGAGTGGAAGGGTGCCATGAATGTCGTGTCGGGTGCCACCAGCAAGGCTGATGCGGTCGCAAAGATAAAGGCGGCTCGTGACGCCAAGCCCAAGATGAGTGTGGCACGCGGTGTGTACACGTCAGCTCTCAGGTGGGCAAACGACAAGAAGAACCAGCAGGTGCCCCAGATTGTCGCACAGTACAACAAGCTGCTCAGTGGCATCGAAAGGTCCAAGATGAAGTGGCTGAGCAAGTGGATGAGGAGCAAGCGGACACAGCAGCTGATATACAAGGAGCAGATGGCCGACGCAAAGAAGTACGGAAATGTGAACGACTTTGTGGCGGCGTACCAGAAGAAAGTGAATGACCTGATGGCCAAGAAGACCACCTCAACCTTCCAGGGCGAAGAGAACATCCCGGACGCGCTTCGCGTCCAGATGTACCAGAAGGCTATAAGCGATATGCAGAAGGCTGGCAGTGTCGACAAATTCGTCAAGTCGCGCGGGACTATCATTTCAAAGTCTAAGAAGGCTGCTGGCAAGGCGGGTCGTCGCAAGAAGGCAAGCATGATGGCCAGGCAGTCTGGCGGCAACTACTATTTCTACTTTAATTCTGTGAAGTAAGTAATGAAAACAGAAAACGTCGGATTTTTCCTGATTTTTCTTTTCATGAGCTGGTTCCTACTGCGCTCAACGCTAAGCTACTATCAGGATGTCCGTCAGCACTCGTTTGAGCTTGCCGGTTTCAGGGATGACAAGCACAAACTGAAGACTGGTAATTTTTACTTTTATATCAAGGACCCTAAGGGGGCCAATTTCTTTAGGTCTTGACCCAGGGGCGAAGGCCCTATTTCCCTATAAGAAAGGAAGGCTTCGCCTTCGGGTTAGGTCTTAATGTACTCCCACTGTAATTCTTTACAAATACTTTTCCACATTTTATCCTGATTGTACAGTTTCTCCTTGGACTTGAGCAGGGGGAAGCATGGTAGGTAGTCGTCCTCACCGAGTAACTCACAGAATTTGTACAGAATGTAAGAATAACTTAGAAAGTTTTTGCGCCCGGGTGGTCGATGCTTCTCAAAGGGTTTCTGAACCTGATAAAACATAAGCCTCAGTTTTTCTTCTAGTGCTTGGGGCATGGTTGGCGGTTGTATCCCGTTGAGAATCGTCGTGATGTAAGGTACGTGCTCGTAATATTTATTTTTGTTTAATTTTTTTAAAAGACCTCTGACTTTTTCGTGTGTTATTTCCGCCAATTCTTTTATTTTTTGTTTCCTAAACTCCTGGCGTAGCGTCTCTATGAGTTCAGGTGGCACACTGGTCGTCTCCTTTGCTTGGAACTGGCTGACCCATTCATTAAAATGATTCTCACGCCGGTACGAGTAGACTACGTTCTTCTCGATGTCCTGCTCCTCCTTGAATCCAACCTCGTCAGACTGGACATACTCTGTCGCACCGCATTCTGTGCAGATATCCTCGCTCGACACAGCATCATGCACCTTGGTATACTTGGATCCGCACACCAGACACGGCCTAATAAAGGCGGTGTTCGGATTCGTCTTCACCTCTGCATGCTCATCCTCAACCACTTCCAAATATTTCTTATAAATATCTTTTCTCTGAACACCTTTTCTAGAAGTTATCTTCATGGAAGCGACCGCCTTTGACTCGGTCACCTCCTCGGTCACCTCTTCGTTATACTCCTTTATCAGAGGCATGCACCGGAGCATGTACTCGTACAGTTCAGTTTCCTTACCTGGTACGGACAGCTCTTTCAGCCTCTCGTTATAGCGCGCCTCCATAATTTATTTAAGTAATATTTTGTTTAACTATTCAACTTTGGGTGCAAGATAGAACTTAATTTCTCCAAGGTTTGCGATTGTGTACCGGAAAATAATTGGCATATTTTCTTGGGTCGAGTCCTGCATGAGTTGGACGCTGCTGCACATGCCGGTCGCCTTGGTGAACAGGTTGATGTACTTGAGACTGAAGACATTACCGGTGCGCTTCACCTGCTCGTCGCTGTATTCGATGACAGTCTTCTGGTTGGCAAAGTCGCCCAGGCAGCTGAGCTCGAGCGTGTGGCCCTCGCGGACGATGTTGATTTCGTTCGACAGATTGCTCATGTCGCGCGTGATGCGCTGAAAATCGACCGAGGGCATGGTCGTGATGACATCCATATCAATCTCGGGCACGTCCAGCTCATCCTCATTGATGTCGAGCAGCTTGAGGCTGTAGGTCGTGCTCGTCTTTTTGGCCACATTCTCTATGATGAGCTGCATATAGTCCCGGTCGGCGATATCAATCGTGAGCGTGTCGTTATTGCTCATCGACTTGAGCAGCTTATGCGTGTTGGTGATGTTCAGGCCGGCTACAATCTCGGTCGCACACTCATACTCTTCGAAATTTTCAGAACCGAGGTGCATGTGGACCAGCGTCACACGCGCATTATCCAGCGTCAGAATGGTGATTCCGTCCGGCCGAAAGTACACATTCACATCGTTTATGATATCCTTGAGCACCTCAAAGACTGAGCGAATGGCATTCGCCTGTATGGTCTTGAGATGCATCCTTAGCGAGATTTGTCTGTACATCCTTATCTCGTGTTAAATTCGCTAATCGCATCGTTAACTTTTCTATTAATTTTGTTGTTGAGTTCAGGGGTGAGCACTGGCTGCAGCGGAACGCCGTACATGCTGATGTCGAAAAAGTCTCCCGGCTCTTCAGACTCGTCCAGGTTGGTGATGGAGAAACCGTCGTTGCTGAAAGAGACAATGTCCATAGGCACCATGGACTCGAGCCAGGTGCGCACTTCGCTGCCTACGTACATCTTGCCCTCGTTGGTGACCAGCGTCGGCACGCGAGTGATGCGCTGGGACGGGATGCCGTTGGTTGACACGTTGTGGAACCGGAGAATCTGCAGCAGTTCAGGCTGGGTCTTGATATAGTTGAGAGTCTCGACACAAAAATTGCACTTGTCACTGTAGACAAGGAGTGCCATTACTATTAATATTTCTTTTGTGAAAATTTTTTTGACGCGTGATAATAATGGACCGAGTTGTCATCATGCTGCTCGCGGCGGCCCTCCTATTCCTGGTGGTCCAAAAGAAGTCGTACAGCGTCCAGGAGCCGTTCGAGAATGCCCCTGTACCAGTCGACCGTGACGTGATATCCATGATTATCGGGGCTGTCCAGGAGAAACAGCCTGGGTGGGTCCCGATAGACACAGTCTATGTCAACCCGGTTGTGAATGAGCAGGGCGCTTCGCTGTTCAACAGCCGCTTCATGTTCTACGACAAGTACTCGTACAGCGGCAGCCAGATTGACGTACAGTGCAGCATCGAAGGCAGCAAGGCGACCATCGTCTCCATGACGCCTGTTGCAGTCCCTGACCCAACCTCGACGCTCCTGGCGTACAAGGGCCCAGACTACCAGAACTACAACGACATCACAGCCAACTTTGACCAGCAGCTGAACGACTACTTGGCCATGTCCAAGCGGCCAGCGGGTTTTCAGACTCCTTTTTAAATTAAATAGTACTAGGGATGTTGACAGCCAAGGAGGTGGCTGAGATGGAGCGTACTCGTAAAAATGTACGAAAAGAAACATACCGCGCGATTCTGGAACAGCTTTGCCGTAAGATTCGCGCGGCATCCATAAAGGGACAGAGGAGCGCCCGGCTCAGCGTACCGCCGTTTGTGTTGGGCTACCCGCCCTTCGATGTGACCCAGGCTGTCACGTACATCACGCGCCAGCTGGAAAATTTGGGCTATCAGGTGTACCGCCAGGGCTTGGTCGACCTCGAGGTGACCTGGTTTGTAAAAACAAAAAAACAAAATGAAATAATTGACCACGGGGATGATATCCTGCCGTCACTGGTCAACCTGCAAAAGACTGCCAATATGATTCGGGGAGTCAATCCGAGGTTGTGAGACTTCAACGGTCTCACCCTTGGGTTCTGTATCCAGATGGCACACTTTTCGTCGCTCGTTGACACTGTCGACCCATTCTCTGAGTATATCCTCAGGAATGTCCGGTCCCCAGATGCGACGGGCCTCCGCAAGGGTCATCTCCTATACTTCAAGATGATATGGCTGCTTGCACAGACCCTGGGGCGTCGGGTACAGGCAGTCTGGAGTGGGCACAGGCCGCCACATGTAGCCGGGGCGCTCCTGGCGCTTGCGGCCAATCTGCACACGGCCTGTCACGTACAGAATGAAAAGTATCACGGCGGCAATGACCGCAATCAGAATCAGTGGGTCCATTTATATATTCAAAGAGAAAAAGTTGCCAGCGCGATTCAATCTGCAAACAAAAATAAAACAAAAAAGTAATGGATGTCTTGGTCGAGGCTGAGCGCAAGTACACAAACAAGCTCTGTGACGCTATGCTTCCCGTGATGATTGATGCATTTTGGGAAATCTGGCTCGAGGCGAAAATGAAGGCGAAGGGCCGGCGGACCCTGCAAACCTACCAGGAGCTCCTGCGCGAGGTGAAGCACAGCTGGTCGAACACCAAGGTGAAGAAGCATGTCGAAGACATAGTAAAGAATAACTCGCTGTTCCCGAACCTGATGGCGGCCGTCTTTGTCTGCCATGTCAAGATTCTCAGTGCTATCCGCATCGACCCCAAGAGCAAAAAGATTTCTCTGAAGCTGCCCGGCAATGACATCTTCGTGCACACCGCTTATATCAACGCTGCCAAGGATATCTATGACGACCCGTACGTCATCAGTGACGAGATGCCCGTCTCGCAGCGCAACGAGGTGCTGAACAAGCGGTTCACCAAGTGCATCCGGGACGCCATCGAGAGCCTCGTGCCGACCGAGGAGATTCTGAAGACTTATATCGTGATGCCCGACGAGAACAATCTGGATATCGATGAGGGCAACGGAGAGGCTGAGGAGGAGGACAACGAGGGCCCGCCACTGACAGACGACCCACTGGACCCACTCGGTGAGAATCCAGTACCGGAGGGTGCGCCCATGGCGCCAGAAGGGCAGCAAATGCAAGAGGAGGAAGAGGGGGAGCTCGCACCGGCAGGGTCTGTCAACCACCCGGCTGAAACGCCTGGCGGCACCAAGACGGTTGCGGTCACACCATCGCTCAATCCACCAACAGTTCACAAAGAAAATTTGTTTGATGATGCTAAGGAATGATTCTGTTGAACATTATCGGAATATTTTTGCTGCTAGGGGCGCTCCGATGGGTCCAGGGTCTGCACGACTGTGACTGTGCTAAGGGTGATAAAAGAAAAATTGTTTTAGAAAATTATTATTATCTGGCTATCCTGCTCAACATAGTGGCCATAGTGTACCGGAATTATTGGCTTCTGGCACTCATGTTTGTGCTGACGGCAGTGGCTGCAGCAGTGACCCTCAGCTATTTGGTCGATATGCGCAGCAAGAAGTGTGACTGTATGGGACAAAATGAAAAATTATTTTTTATAATTGCCATCGGACAGGTGATTGTGACCGGTCTCATCATTCTGGCCAAGGTCGTTAAAAATAGAAAAAAATTAATAGCTGTTGTAAGTAAATGATTGACGACCACACCTTTCGCAATCCAATCATGGCAGCCGGTATTGCCGCAGCTGCGACGGTCGCCTATGTGTACCTGAAGGCTCGCATGAATGGTCAGAAGGTGACCCAGAACTCAGAGTTTGCCAAGCCAGCCTTTCTGGTTGGTCTCCTCGTTTACTTTATCGTGCACCAGGGCAACGCCCACCGGGAATCGCTCGTCTCAGAACCTTTCTAGGTATAAAGTAATGGAACTCAAGCGAATGCTTATGTTCCTCATCGGGTGCATGGGTGCTCGCTTCGGGCTCACATATGTGGCGTACCGCTTCCCGGAGCTGCTCCCGTGGCTCGGGCTCTTTGCTCTGGCGGTGTCAGTCGGATTCACCCTGATTTACATCAATGGCTGGCGTAAGACTGGGGTTGAGACGGGTGGTCAGGCAATCTGGTGGAACGACCTCCGGCCACTCCACGCATTCATGTATGGTCTGTTTGCTGTGCTGGCTTTCAAGGGTGTGAAGGAGCACGCGTGGAAGGTTCTATTTTTGGATACAACAATAGGTTTGTTGGCATTTCTCCAGCATCACTTCACTTAAAGTTTTTTGAATAGTACATGATAGTATGTCAACCGTGTCCAGCTTCAATGACATGATGGGGCAGTTCCTTGATGAGCTCGTGCTAACTTTCCCAGAGGACGAGACCATTTATGAGTACAAGATGAAGTTCAAGGTGGCCCGCCAGGCGACGCCGCGTCTCGGGCTCGACAACTATATGGAGTCTATTAAGCCGTATGCCGAGAAGCTGATGGCCAAGGACCCTACTTTCTTCACTGACGACGCGAAGAATATCTATATGCTGAGCGACATGAATATCGAAAAGCTGTGGGCCTCACCAGAGGTGAGCGAGCAGACTCGCGCGGCCGTCTGGCAGTATCTGCAGACGCTGTACATTCTGGGCACGACCATCACTATGTTCCCTCCCGAGACGCTGTCGATGATTGAGAGTGTCGCGGAGAAGTGTGCCGAGAATATGCAAGAGTCTGGTACGTTCGACATGTCGGCGATGTCGACGCTGTTCAGCTCGCTGATTGGTAACGGTGGTGCCATGAGCCCACTGGCGCTCGGTGGTGCGGGAGCTCGTCCCCCAGTAGCTCCAGGTGCTCCCAAGAAGAAGAAGCCCGGGCAGCGTAAAAAATAAATATGTTTAAAAATAGTAGATATGGACCCAAAAGAAATTTTCCGTTCAGACAAGCTGCTGCAGTTTTGGCCGAATGCGAGCCAGTCATCAACTGAGCGCGCACAGGCGACTGCCCGTTTCGTCATCTACGCCACCTGCATCGTCTACCTTATCCAGCGGGACGTTCGCATCTTTGCACTGGGTGCACTTGTGCTCGGCGTTCTCTTTTACATGTACCGCAACCAGATGATTCGCGGCATGGACTCTGTTCGGCCAGCTTACAGCGATGCTCGGCCGACCGGTATGCTCGGCGGCCCTGTCCAGATGCCGACCCGCGACAACCCCATGGGCAACGCACTCCTGACGGACATCAAGGACAACCCGGACCGGCCACCGGCGGCGTGGTACCCCAGCGTTGCGAACCAGGTGAAGAATGTGTGGTCGAATATTCACCCGTTTGACCAGGACTTGGGCAAGGACCGTGGTAAGCTGTGGCAGTATGACGCGTCCAGCCGTTTCTACACCGCCCCGAACAACGGTCTGATTCCTAACGACCAGACGGCGTTTGCTCAGGCGGCTTACGGTGTGCCATTCTCGCCTCAGTGCAAGGATGACAGTGGGCCGTGGATGTGCGGTGCCGACGAGGGCTTCATGGGTCGCACGCACTTCCCGGAGCAGGTCCAGATGCGTGGTGGTAACGGTCGCAAGTAAAAAACATTTGTAAGTAATAATAATGCCAAACAATCTGCAGCCAGGGATGCGAAACATCCAGCAGGATGTTTACATGACCCGTCTTCTGACTGAGATGGTCGAGTCGGATGACATGCTTCGCCCCCAGAGCACCATGGCCTTTAACGGCACATGGGCCGACAAGCCGTACGACTTCCCCAACCTGTACATCAACCTGCCTGTTCGGTACTGGAGCCCTGACCCTCTGAGCACGTACAGCAACGACCAGAACAACCGCTTCATCCAGCGGTACGGAAAGCCCATCCCGAACAATACCCGTTAACCTGAAGGCGAAGCCTTCTTTTCTCACAGGGTCTACGGGTCTCACAGGAAAAAGGGCCTTTGGCCCTTAAGATAAATTTAAAAGTTTTTATATAATAATATGGACCCACTTGCACTCGCTGCAGTTGTAGGTCTTGTGTTTGCTGGGCAGCGTCTGAGTGACAAGGAAGACACCCCAATAACCACAGACCAGATGATTATGATGAAACCAGGCAAGAAGATTGAGGTCGAGAATCGCAATTTTGCTCAGCAGGATGCCCCTTTGGACCCAAAGAATATCTTTTCTAACACGGGTCGTCAGTTTAACGATTTCCGTCTGACGCCCAAGCAGGAGGTTTCTTCTTTTAATGACATGACGCCGAATGGAACTAAGCAGCCGTATGGTCAGCCTGTGTACGACCTGTACAGCCGCCAGGGTGTCTCGGGAAAGATGAATAATCTTGCGTCCATTGAGCGCCAGTATGTGGGTCGCGGTATCGGTGTCGGGCCGGATGTCCCTGCGGCCGGTGGCTTCCACCAGTTCTTCCGTGTTCTGCCAGCCAACATCAACGAGGAGCGCCTTACGACTCTGGGCGGCACCTTTGGCGGGCCGGCGAACGCATTTGTCAAGGCGGGTGGTCCAGTGGCGCCAGCCATTACGCACCAGGCAAAGGACACCAAGGCGTGGCACCGTGACCCGGCGCAGACGCGTGGCCAAGGCCAGGGCGGCGCTCTTACAGCAGCCGAGGGTCGTCCGGACCAGATTAAGACTCGGCGTCTGACTATTCGTGACGAGACTGGCGAGCGCACGGGTGACACTCTGCAGATTGGCGCAGCCGGCTACTTTGTGAACCAGCCTTATGCGGTCGGCACAAAGACGTACACAGACACAGCTCTAACGCGTGGCACAAATAACCGTGCGAACCCAGACAGAGAAGGAAACGGTCAGCGTATGAATGTACGGGCGGACCCTGTCGGTGCTGTCGGTGCCGCAAGCAACCTGCGTGCCGAGTCGGTGCCTTTCCCTGTCCAGGCTGCTGCTCCTCTTGGCCACTTCAACCAATACAAGGATGCTGACCACCACCAGTTCAACCCGTTCAAGTCTAACGCAAACCCGCGAGCAACCCCCCAGGCGCTGGACATGGCCATCCAGCAGCTTCACAAGAATTGTCTGGTGCAGCCACCCCTCGCCGCACTCTAGTAAAAAAAATATAAACAGAAAGTATAAATGTCGGGAGGCATAGTTCAGCTTGTAGCAACCGGTGTTCAGGATGAGTGGCTGACCGGCAAGCCCGAGATTTCATTCTTCCGTTCCAACTACAAGCGTTACACGCACTATGCATCGAGCGTCGAGCGCCAGACGCTCCAGGGTATGCCCGCTGCAGGTGGCATTTCGACCATCCGTCTGGAGAAGAAGGGCGACCTCGTGTCTTATATGTATCTGACGGCTCGTGACCAGAACAACGCACTGGTTGCCAATCTGGATTGGTCCCAGGTGATTGACCGTGTCCAGCTGTACATTGGCGGTCAGGAGATTGACTCTCAGGATTTCCAGTGGATGTCTGAGGTGGAGCCTATCGTCGGTGCCCAGAACATGAATCAGCGTTTCCTGAATAACGTCACCCCATCATCCACCCAGGCTACCAACCAAGTGGCCACCTTTTTCCCCCTGAAGTTCTGGTTCAACAAGGACTGGATGGTGGCACTGCCGGTCGTGGCACTGGCTTTCCACGATGTGGAGGTTCGCATCACCTGGTCCAAGAATCTGGCCAATCCCCTGAATACACAGGTTCCTTCCGGTACCACATCAGGCACTGCCGGTCTGGGTTCCCTGCAGTACAGTCAGCTGTCTTACCAGCTGTGGACCAACTTCATCTACCTGGATGCCGCCGAGCGTGAGTACTTTGCCAAGACGGACATGGATGTGCTGATTACCCAGGTGCAGCGTGTGCCCATTGGCAGCCAGAACGTGCAGGAGCTGGCACTGGCTCACCCCATCAAGTATCTGGCCTTCCAGGCAAAGCAGTACGGTGCCGCTGGCATTTACAACACCGGCACTGGCAGCTCGACCGCCACCTTTTACACGCTCCGCCAGCAGATTAACGGTAGCGATGTGGGTGAGGACAAGCACCTGGCACAGTACATGGAGGTGCCCCAGTACTACCACACGCAATTTGGCTACCAGCCAGTGCCGACCGGCAGCCAGTACATTGCCCCCGTGGCAATCATCCCCTTCTGCCTGGACACGACCAAGCTGCAGCCGACCGGCACGCTCAACTTTTCCCGTCTGGACACCTACCGCCTCATCACCCCAGTCCAGCTGGCCAGCGGTCTGCTGACTCTCTGCCAGTCGGCCACCACCTACATCAACGCCGCTAACGCCGTCTCTGGCCTCCGTGGCTCACCGGGCATCAACTACCTGTACGCAGTCAACTATAACATCCTGCGCATCCAGAAGGGCATGGGCGGTCTCCTGTACGCGAACTAAGCGTGACCCTTTGGGTCAAAATCCAGAGCCAGCCGTGACCCTTTGGGTCAAAATAAATACTCACAGAATTTAGAATGCAGATTTGGCGTTGGCTACTTGTACTTGGTCTCATATTTCTGATAACATATGACCCACGCTCGGGAAACCTCGCGAAATATTATACTGAACCAGTAGTAGAGGATGGAAAAAATCCCGCTGATACAGAGGCTAAGGCCACCTGAGAGGCACAAGTCTATAGCAATCCCTGTGAGCTACATAGACGGCAAACCATACTTTCTACTGGTACACGACAGACGCTACAAGGAATGGACGTTTGTGACAGGGGGTTGTCGACGCCGAGAGGTGTACAACCCGCTCCGTTGCGCACTCAGAGAACTTGAAGAGGAAACTCGTGGTACCATAAACTTAAAACGGGGGGTGTACTCCTATTTTAAGTTTACCAACAAAGACCCTGAAGACGAGGTGACCAACATCTATCACGTCTACATCATAGATATGCCGATGACGTTCCTTGAGCACAAGCACATCGTCAGGCGCTTTGATGAAGAAAAGGAAAAGATGGAGACCCGCCAGATGGCGTTCCGCAAAAATTATGATGAAAATGATTTTTGTGAATTTGATACGCTCGAGGGCATCTCTGGTCGCTCTAACCTATGGAGCATGATTCGTCAGAAGGTTCTGCAGAACCCTGAATTTCATACAGCTTTACACGCAAACAAACAGCCATTCTACTTAAGACCATAAAACTATTTATTAATAATTGATGAGACCAGTGCTCAAGTGGGTCGGTGGCAAGACCCAACTGTTGGAGCAGGTACTCTCTGAATTCCCTGAACACATAGATGACTACTACGAGCCGTTTCTCGGTGGAGCCTCCGTGCTCCTGTCAGTCATTCCGCGTGTCAAGGGAATTGCACGAGCCTCTGACCTTAACCCTCACCTTATCGCGTTGTACCGGCAAATTCAGTCGGACCCTGAGGGCCTCATCACAGAGCTGCGCGAGCTCGGCAAGGACACGACTGAGGCCACCTACTACAGGCGTCGGGACGAATTCAATCGGTCGCCACGACCGGCACTCTTCGTCTACCTCAACAAGGTGGGATTTCGAGGAATGTACCGGGAAGGACCCAACGGTTTCAACGTCCCGTTTGGTCATTACGCCAACCCAACTGTCTGCGATTCGGAAAATATTCGAAAATTTTCTAAACTTGTTGAGTCTGTTGAATTTAGCTGTCAGAGTTATGATGATGCTCTGCGGGGATGTGGTCCTTCTGACTTTGTATATGTGGACCCTCCATACGCCCCAGAGACTGCCACCTCCTTCACAGGGTACACAGCTGAATCGTTCGACCACAAAAAGTTTTTTAATTTTTTAAAAAGTTTACCGACCAAGTGGGTCATGAGTAACTCGAACACAGAGACTGTTAGAGACGAGTTTGAAGAGTACGACAAGACAGAGGTGAGTGCTCGTCGCGCCATCAACTCCAAAAATCCTGCGGCCAGAACCACCGAATTAATAATTTCTAAAATTTAGATGGACTGGGACGTAGTTGATGCTCTCACCATGGTCCCAGGGTTGATAGGGGCGCATATCTTTGCCTGGCAGAGCGACGACTTTGTGTATCGGGTCGCTGTCTTGTCGTGGGGTTGGTGCTGCCTCTGCAGCATGCTTTATCACCTGAAACGCTGTGACCCTGAATATATGAAATACGACATGCGAGCTCAATGGGTCTCACAGGTGTTTATGATTCTCGGGACGCCACAGTCCTCGTGGCCTATAATCGTCGGAGGTTTGCTGACTGACAACTACTGGCTGAGAGTTGTTCTGAATGGCATGGGTGCCTTTTACTTCCTGTGGCACCTACCGGTCGCTCGGTATATCCTGCTACTCTCGTACGCAGCTTACGCTCTACAGTTCCCAACAGGTATGAAGTGGCTTCACTCTGTTTTCCACCTCTTGCTGCACATGGCTGGTGGCATGGCGGCGTTAAACCCTGTGACAAAGTACACTATCGGCCTCCACCCGGTATGGGCCTGGCCAGTTTTCTGGGTCGGCGCCAGACTCTTGCTCCCGGTGAAAAAAATATTTAATAAATATTATAAAAATGACGAATGCCAATCTGAATAATCTGAAAAAGCGTGCTCTAGCAAGAGCTGCAAATTTATTCAAAAAGCTTAATAAACCTGGTCTTAACACAGCTACTCTTAACCGGTATGCTAAAGAAATACAGCAGATAGAAGGGTTTCTTAAATTACATGCTGCTTTAAACCGTGGAGCTGTAAGTACCCGCCGGGGTGCGTCGGCACGTAGATAAAATAAAAATTTTTAAAAATATATGACGGTCAAGAAGGAGCGTCTGGCGGAGCGTTTGGCCAAGCTGCGCAACGACGGCACAGACCCCAAGGAGCTCGAGAAACTGTCAGTACAGAAACTGCACTACGAAATCCAGAAGCTCGAAGAGACCGAGCCGGAACCAGAGCCGGTACAGGAACCAGAGCCGGAGGTGGAGGAGGCATCCCCTCCCAAAAAAGAAAAAAAAGAAAAAAGTTTGTGGAGTCTTCTAGTCTTAGATGACTCGAGCAGCGAGGATGAAGAGTGATAAGGACATGCGACCAGGTACAGGTATGCAGTTTGCTCTGGCCGGTGGTTACTTTCGGTGCCCTAATGCTCGTAAGTATATGGTGAATCTGAAAAAGCCAGAGCTGTGTAAGCTAGTGCGCGAACCTGAGAACAAACACGACCCGAACGCAATCAAGGTGGTGGTCGAGGATGACTTGCACATCGGCTATGTCCCCCAGCACCAGACTGAAATGTTCAAAGAGTTTTCAGAGGGATACGTCTGTCCGACTCACTGTGTGTACAGCATTTATCAACCGGTCGTCAAGGTATTAAAAGAATAATTAGAAAATAAGGTATGTCGAGCACGCGCAAATGGTTGGTCCCAGCCGCACCCTTCACGCACTTGCTGATGGATGGCGGTATGCTGTTTGTGCCTATGGAAGAGATGGATGAGTTTTACCGAGCGTACATCTCTGACGTAACCCATGGGCACAAACTGTATGTGGTAGAACAGAAAACAAATCTTTTTAAATTTTTCGTAGACTTGGACTACAAGGCGACCGAGGCGCTCTCCAAGGATGAGATTGAGCGCATCTGTACAGCCCTGAATGAGGTGGTGGACTGCGGCCGTTGCTGTATTGCCCGTACGCGACCGCGAGCCTGCGCAGAGGGCATCAAGACGGGTGTGCATGTCCACTGGCCGGACAAGAAAGTGACCCGTGCGTCGGCGCTCGCTATGCGTACCAAGATTCTCGAGGCGTTTCCGGAGACTAATGGCGGGATGGACTGGTCCAAGGTGATTGACGCGAGTGTCTATGGCGGCAGTGGTCTCCGGATGATTTGGTCGCACAAGAAGCCGACAGGTGACCCGTACGTACCATGGAAAGTGCTCGGCGGTGAAGAGTACAAGAAGGAGTTTGATGCGGGTCTGTTGGACCTGTTTAGCATCAGGGTGAATGACGAGGCTGACGAGCAAACATTTGCTGACGAGGCGACGAGCTCTGCGCTCGAGGCTTTCATCTGTCGGAACATGGATGGGCAGGAGCGTGCGCGTGTCAAAAAGATTATACGGAACGAAAAGACGGGTGGGTGGTATGTACAGACGGACTCGCGTTACTGCGAGCGTATCAGCGACTGTCACAAGCGCAACCACATCTGGTTCAACATCTACAAGGGCACAATCAACCAGCGGTGCTTTGATGAGGAGTGCGGTAAGTTTTCGGGCCGTGAACATAATCTCCCGCCTACAGTAGTAGAGCAACTGAAAGATGTTGCTCCCGTGGGTAGTCCTTCTGGTAATTCTATTTTGGATATTCTTCCCCCGAGTTGGCACGACTCATTTTCATTCATACGTCAATGAGGTCCACCCGTACTCAGGGCTCAACCCCGAGCTCTGGAACCTGTTTGTGTACCACGTGAATGGGTTCGAGGCGGAGGTTCAGCGAAACCCACAGCTCGCCTCGGAGCACCTTTATCGGGCTATAGACGCAGTGAAGGACCTCGCGCTCTACATCGAGCGTGCAGATGACGGTGAGATTCAGGGTAAGATGCTCGAAATCACAAACCGGATGGGTCTAGAGGGCGAGACACTGATACAACAAACAGTCCTTGAAAAAGGACTTCGGTTTACTCCAAGATACTTAAACGATACGATACTTTATTACTCACAGAATGGAGTCGACGACCCGAACACGCTCGGGACGAATTTCAAAGCCACCCACCCGCTATGAGCCGGTCGAGCAGGTTGAGGATGACTATGCCTCTGATGATTACGACCAGGATGAGTCAGAGGTGAGTTCGGTCGTTTCGTATTCTGATGAGGAGCTCGAGGAGGATGACGATGACGCGAGCAGTCTTGATGATTTTATTGAAGATGACGAAGATGAGTCAGATAAAAGCGAGGATGAATTAGAGACTAGTAAGAATGGACGTCGGGCAGCAGCCACCCCCATTCCTGTCAAGAAGCGAGGAGTACCAGCAGCCGCAGGAGCTCGACGACCACGAGGACAGTCAGCCTCGCCGCGTCAGCCACACGCCTTTCCCGCAGATGCTCTACCCTCCACAACTTCAGCCTAGGCAGGACCTCATGTCGAGCATCCAGTGGCACTGGATTCTCCTCGGCATCGTAATTGGTGCTCTCCTCATGAATATGCGACCGGTCATCATCAAGGGCACACCCTGAGCGATGTTCCCTGCAGTGAACCACGAGCGCCAGCGAAGTAAACCAAAAAATGAATCCGCCACCTCTTATGGAGCGTGGTACCTTTGTGCTCGAGCCCTCCCAAATGGAGACTTGGCGTGATATGACTGTCATGTCACTCAACACCTGGAGAAAGAACAAAGAGGCGTTCGCTCTCCAGTTGTACTGGACGCTATTCAGGTTCGATGCGTTGTTGACAACGTTCAAGCCTGACCGGCGTGATGAAATTTTCAAAAAGTTTGAGGAGGCGCTCGAGACTGGTGATGCCTCGGAGGCGGTCCACATAGTCCTGGAGGAGTTCCCTTTCGAGAGGCCCCTGTGAGTCAGCTGACCTGAAAGGTCAAGGGACGCGGACCCTTCGGGTCCATTTTAGGTCACTGCGTACATAGGCAGGCCGCTCATGGGTTCGGCCGGTACAAAACTGCCAGTGCGCCCGCCTTTATTTTTGAAGACATCCTCTTGGAGGATACCCACCATTGGGTTTTCACGGCGCTGGGAGTCCTGTTCGGCGAAAAACTGTGCGTCATAGACCCCAGTCTCTGGCTTCATATTTTCCTGCCGACTCGTGGCTTTCCAGACCAGATAAAGGACGATAGCAACTGCAAGCCAGCGTAGCATTTACTGTTGTGCAATTTTTTATTTACTGAATATATATGAGTAGTGCCGGGTCAAGAGTCTCTAACAAGCGTTCGCCCAAAAGGCGTAAGCTCCATGCCAAAACCCCTCCCCCGAGTCCATCCCCATCACTGCGTCGTAAACACAGTGGTCACAGAACCCCTACTAACAGGAGTCCGAGTCGGTCACCGCCTAATCCTCGGAACCGAGCAGCTTATCTAAATCAGTGGCTCGCTGGGTTTCAGCCTTCCCAGTATCGTATCCAGCAGGCCCGGAATGAATTGGTGGGTATTCGCCGGGGATTGATGAGGCGTAGACGTGTATCACGAGCGGCCGGTTCGGGTTCCTCTAGTAATGTCAGAAGAGAGCCTTCGCCCGCTCCTTCCGGAAGTGCCGGTCGTGGAAATTCTAAGAAGACGCGTTGACCGTGTTGACAGTCACCTCCGTGTCTGACGTCGGCGTCTCCTTCTTGCGACGGTCAATCTCCAGCTGCACCTCTGCATCCGCCATCTTGACCAGAAGCTCGATGGGCTTGTCTGGGAACTCCTTCTGGAGCTTCTCCAGTACCTCGGCCGGGTGGGGGATGGGTGGGACGTCCGGCTTGGTGTAAAACTTGGAGTTCTCATCGGATGCGTCGATGTACGGCATGGTAGGGTCGGCACCCGGCTTGGCCATCATGTCGCGCTTGCGCTTCTCAAAGTGAGCAGAAGCCTCGGCAGAGTTCTGGCGATACTTGGTCATAATCTCCTCGAGCTTATCGTTGGTGTAGTGCACATCCTCGATGGCATCTGCCTTTGGTGGAATCAGCAGCCACTTGTACATATCGACCACGTAAATATCGAACGTGCTATCCTCCTTCTGCAGGCGCTTGGCGTGAGCTGCCGCCGCCTCGCGGTCCGGGAAGCACCCGCGAATCTTCATGCCCAGCAGCTCATTCTTCTGCGGCTGCTCTGGGCCAACGAATGAGATGCAGGCGTACAGCTGGCCTGGAACTGTCGTGTAATCGCAAGTCAGAATGTCAACGGTAGAAGCCATTTAAACATTACTGTCAATATTCTTTTAAGTAAATAACGCATACAACATGCAATCTAAGATTAACTTCCCGGCGTTGCCTTTGGAGGAGCTGCGAAAGCGGCACAACTTATTCAAGCGGGAGCTTATTCAGCAGTGCGTCAAGCCGAGCGACTTCGTCTTGGACTGTGGGTGCGGCCGTGGTGGCGACCTCCAGAAGTGGCCCACTCGCAAGCTGGTCTGTCTCGACCCAGATGTCGCGTCTGTTACGGAAGCTCGGGAACGGGCCAAGTCGATGCGTCTGAACCCTGTTTTTCAGGTGGGCGATGTACGCTCCGTAACTGGAGGGCCGTTTGACGTCATCTGCTACAACTTTTCGCTTCATTACATTGCGGCCAGCCCAGAGCTCTTTGAAGAAAGCATTCAGGCTATTGTCAAGAATCTCAAGCCGGGTGGCAGACTCATCGGCATCGTGCCCGACCCTGACCGGCTCCCGTGCGAGTACTTCCGGGACCGGCTCGGCAACACAGCCGTACGAGACGGGGAGCTCCTCCGAGTCCGACTCATCGACGGCCCCTTTTACAGCGGGACTGAGCGCGTCGAGCCCATCCTCCATCCTGAAAAACTCAAAGAAAATTTAAAAATGAAATGTGTCTTGTGGGAGCCGATGGTCCCTGAACCAACCGGTCTCATTTCGGATATTTATTCAAAATTTATTTTTGTAAAGTAATAGTAGATGTTGGCCCTTGTACTGGCGGCCATACTGGTGTACATACTTGTAACACACAGGCAGCCGCCACTACTGGTCGCACTTAAAGAAAAGTATAGTGCGTTGTTGGTCTACCTACACAGTGGGGTGAATACTGACCCGCGCTGGGAGAAGCTGAAACACCGGACCATCGTGACGGGTCTGGTCGACTATGACAAGTCGAAGGGTCCTATAGGCTATAACGTGAACAAGGGGTATGAAATATGTATCTGTCTGGCAGGGGACGATATAAATTCCGCGTTCTATGTTCTGCTGCATGAGCTTGCTCATATGACAGTGAGCGAGTACGACCACACTACAAAATTTTGGAAAAACTTCAAGGACCTGAAGGCTCTGTGCAACTCACTTGGCATCTACGACAATTCCAGCGGTTCCAGCAAGTACTGCGGGGACTCTGTCATTCGGTCGTAGGTTCCGCCAAATCAGCCACATGAGAACGACTGCCAGTACCATCATCACTGGGTTGAACGATGACCAGCCGTACATGAGCATGACCAGCGCCACCATAAACACTGCCAGGTTGAAATTCATTCTCTCTAATAATTTTATTTTTTTTAATTCTGGAAGTCCGACCCATAGGGCTCTGACCCTTCGGGTCAATTCTGGAGAGCACGCTTGGCAAAGTAGAAGAGCAGGGCGACAACGGCAGCCATGATGGCCATGCCAGTCACTGACAGGTCGTCGGTGCCATCCTTAATCATGCTCGGAATCATCTCGATGAGCTTCTCCTGGACGGGCTTGGAGAAGGCGGCCAGGCCACAGAGGCCTGCGATGACAGCCGTGTACTGCTCGTCGGTCATGCCCAGTGGGTTGTTGGACTTGCGCGAGCTGCCCTCGTTGCGTGGTGCGCGCTTGGCCTGCATGGGCATCATGGAAGGCCCCATCATCTCGTCTTGAATCATCTGACCGGGGCCTGGTGCGACAAGCTCATCAATCGGTGTGGAGAAATCAGCCATCTCTTTAGATTCATCAACTTTATTTTCTTCTATTTGTGGCGGCGGTGGCATGATGAGACCTTCTGGAATCTTCGCGTTCGGGTCAGGTTTGCTCTGGGACATTCCATCGACTGTCGGACTGTAGTTGATGGCTGTCATTGAGGACGACTCGTTGAAACTCATAGTCTCCATTGTTTTTTATAAATAATTTTTGGGGTGTGTGTTCACGCGCCCTGTTTCTTGACAACGACAGCCGGCCCCTGGCTCTTTTTACGGGCGAGTGACTTGTCGAGTGGGCCACCGTTGGAGTGTCGTGGGTTGTAGTTGTGCGAGTGGTAGTCCCAGAGACGCTGGCTGCCTATCCTGAAGTTCTTTCGGATGGGTGCCTTGTACCAGTAGACACAGTCCTCAATCTTGTTGCTAGTCTTGGTGTTATCAAGGACGAGGCACTCGTAGTTTTCTGTGCAGCTGTCCATGACGGTACAGAACATGTCGTACGTGGGAAAGATTCCGAAAAAACATCTATAAAGATTTTCTCTGTTCTGCTTGACGTTCTCGCGCAGCACAAAGACATAGTCGACATTGGTTCGAATCATGGGGGTCATGTCCATGACGTACTGGCAGGTCATCATGAAGAAGAGTTTCCAATGACGGCCATTCATGAAGCACTGTCTGATGCAGTCGTCGCGCATGAAGGATTTGTCGTACATACAGTCGTCAAGGAGCAGGAACGCAGCCTGGCCTCTGCCGGCTCCAACAAGCTTTCGCTGGCGCTCGAGCACCTTTTCGACGGCGCCTTTGTTATAGTCGCCGTAGATAAAGAGGTCCGGGACGAAGTTGCGGTAGTGGTGGTTGCCGTCCTCGGTGCCTGACATCACAATGCCGGCTGGGATGTGCCGCTTGTGATACAGGATGTCAGTGACGAGGGTCGACTTTCCTGTGCGGCGCTTGCCCACGAAGATGCACACAGAGTCGTCGGCCATACCAGCCGGGTCGAACTTTTTGAGTTGCAAATTCATTCCTGATATGTCGAGTTATTTTTGATGTATGACATTTACGCAAACTTGCGGATTGTATTGCCGCCTGAATTGGCGATATAAATAGCCCCTCCTGCGTCACATTCAACATCCCCAGGATATTGAAACCGAGCAACTGAGCCAGTTCCGTCGGTTGAACCAAACGCCCCGGCCAACCCAGCGACTGTTGTAACAGCCCCTGTAGAAGCAACAATCTTTCGGATTGTGTAATTGTTTGTATCGGCAACATAAACGTTCCCGGACGTGTCACTGGCAACACCCTGAGGATTACTAAACCGAGCAAACGACCCAGTTCCATCTGCCGAACCAGATGACCCGGCCGTCCCAGCGAGTGTTGTGACAACCGCTGTAGAAGCAATAATCTTACGGATTGTGTAATTGAATGTATCTGCAACATAAATGTTCCCGGATGTATCACACGTTATGCCAGAAGCATAATTAAACCGAGCAGCCGCCCCAGTTCCGTTGGCCGACCCAGATGACCCAGCCGTCCCAGCGAGTGTTGTGACAACCCCTGTAGAAGCAACAATCTTGCGGATTGTGTGATTGCTTGTATCGGCAACATAAACGTTCCCGGACGTGTCACATGCAATACCATTAGGATATTTAAACCGAGCAGCCGCCCCAGTTCCGTCGGCTGAACCAGATGACCCGGCCGTCCCAGCGAGTGTTGTGACAACCCCTGTAGAAGCAACAATCTTGCGGATTGTGTGATTGTTTGTATCGGCAACATAAATATTCCCGGACGTGTCACATGCAACACCATAAGGATTATTAAACCGAGCAGCCGAACCAGTACCGTCAGACGAGCCAGATGACCCGGCCGTCCCAGCGAGTGTTGTGACAACCGCCGTAGAAGCAACAATTTTACGGATTGTGTGATTGAATGTATCTGCAACATAAATGTTCCCGGACGTGTCACTGGCAACACCCTGAGGATTATTAAACCGAGCAGCCGCCCCAGTTCCGTCGGCCGAGCCAAAAGTTGGAGGAACTTTGGTCCCAGCGAGTGTTGTGACTGATGGAAGAGCAAGGGTGCTTATCGAAGCGGAAGTCGTCGGTGGACCATTGCCAGATACATTGGACGGTGTGATTGTAAATGTGTACGCTGTAACTGGTGTTAGACCCGTGAATGTAAAACTCGTACCCGATGTTGTCTGTGTAGTTGTCGGTGGCGAGGACGTTATGGAGTACTGAGATGCGTACGGGACTGAGTTCCACGCAAGGTTAACGGTCGTGGTTGTCGGGCTAGAAGCTGTAAAACCTGTGACAGCCACAGGTACAGGAGGATTAAGGGTGCTTATCGAAGCGGAGGTCGTTGGTGGACCGTTTCCAGATGTATTAGTCGGTGTGATTGTGAATGTGTACGCTGTAGCTGGTGTTAGACCCGTGAATGTAAAAGTAGTACCGGATGTTGTCTGTGTAGTTGTCGGTGGTGAGGACTCTATGGAGTATTGTGATGCGTACAGGGCCGAGTTCCACGCAAGGTTAACGGTCGTGACTGTCGGGCTAGAAGCTGTAAAACCAGTGACAGTCGCAGGTAGAGGAAGAAGGGTGCTTATCGAAGCGGAAGTCGTCGGTGGACCATTGCCAGATACATTGGACGGTGTGATTGTAAATGTGTACGCTGTAACTGGTGTTAGACCCGTGAATGTAAAACTCGTACCCGATGTTGTCTGTGTAGTTGTCGGTGGCGAGGATACTATGGAGTACTGGGATGCGTACGGGACTGAGTTCCACGCAAGGTTAACGGTCGTAGTTGTCGGGCTAGAAGCTGTAAAACCCGTAACAGCTGCAGGTAGAGGAGGAAGGGTGCCTATTGAAGAAGAAGTCGTCGGTGGACCATTTCCAGATACATTGGAGGGTGTGATTGTGAATGTGTACGTTGTAGCTGGTGTTAGACCCGTGAATGTAAAACTCGTACCCGATGTTGTCTGTGTAGTTGTCGGTGGTGAGGACTCTATGAAGTACTGAGATGCGTACAGGGCCGAGTTCCAGACAAGATTAACGGCCGTAGTTGTCGGGCTAGAAGCTGTAAAACTCGTGACAGCTGCAGGTAGAGGAAGAAGGGTGCTTATCGAAGCGGAAGTCGTTGGTGGACCATTGCCAGATACATTGGACGGTGTGATTGTGAATGTGTACGCTGTAGATGGTGTTAGACCCGTGAATGTAAAAGTCGTGCTGTTTGTTGTCTGTGTAGTTGTCGATGGTGAGGACACTATAGAGTACTGGTATGCGTACAGGGGCTGGTTCCAGACAAGTTCAGCGGTCGTGGATGTCGGGCTAGAAGCTATAAAACCTGTGACAGTCTCCGGTTGCGGTTGTGGTGGCGATGGTATTTGAGGAACACTGTCGAAGGTTTTAGATAGAGTTGTTCTCATAGTCGTCGCCCCTGACACCGGTATAGCCAAAAACCTACCATCTCCAAAAGCCACCGAACCCCAGTTATTAAACTGGGACACTGGAACGGTCGTTGACCAGTAGATTCCGTCTTGGGAATATATGACAGGGTATGTGCCGTTGTTAGATACTGCGATAAAGAACCCGTCTCCGTACGAGACCGATTCCCACGTGTCTATAGGGGCATTTCCATTCGACCAATTAATTCCATCAGAAGAGTAAATTGAACCACCTGGGTTTGTGACAGCAACAAAGAGGCCTTTTCCGTACGTCACTGATGCTAATCCTCTTTTTTTATAAATATTCAAGTCATATATTTTTGTATTTATACCCGCGGATAGAAGGTCAACATAAGATATTCCTATGATATTACCACTCGAGTTCACAGCGACTGAACTTCCTAATGACTCTGGGGATGTACCAGAAAACAGAGCTGTTAAAATTTGATTTGTATACACTTTTACATATCCGGCATCACTATTTCCGTTCGATGCACCGACTGTAAGTATAGTTCCGTCAGCGCTCAAATCGACTGACCTTCCGAAATTGTCATTATTTCCAACAAGTGTGTAGGACAACACCCCATTTGTATACACTTTTACGTATCCTGCATTATTATTTGCACTGGGTGCACCAACAGCAAGTATGGCCCCGTTAGCACTCAGAGCAACTGACCCACCGAAACGGTTAAAAGAATCATTTCCGGTGACAGTATATGACAAGACTCTATTTGTGTATACTTTTACATACCCTGTAGAATTATTTGCATACGGTGCACCGACAGCGAGTATGGTCCCGTTCGCGCTTAGAGCGACTGCTGTTCCAAAGTAATCATTATTCCCTGTAAGCGTGTAGAATAAAACTCCGTTTGTGTACACTTTTACATAATTTGCACCGATTGCCCCAACGGCAAGTATAGTTCCGTTAGAGCTTAAAGCAACTGAAGTTCCAAAATTATCGTTAGGATTATTTCCGGTCAGAGTGTATGACAAGACTCCATTTGTGTACACTCTTGTACTTCCTGTATCATTGTTGATTGCGTACGGTGCTCCGACTGCAAGTATGGACCCGTTAGCGCTCAGAGCAATCGTATATAGTGCGAATTGTGAGACACCTGGAGTATTATTAGGAAGTGTATATGTCAAAACCCCGTTTGTGTAGACATTCGCGAATCTCGAACCTATAGATGCAGCTGCAAGTATGGTTCCGTCAGAACTCAAAGCAATTGGCCCGCCTATCGCTTTATACCGAAGAGCCGAATTTATTGTCCATGTTATTCCGTCATTCGAATACATGGTTTCAAAATTACTCGTAGAATTTGAAACAGCTAAAAACTTTCCATTTCCGTATGTAATAGACGACCATTTTGCAGCAAGTTGTGACTGTGCCAAGCTCCAAATTAGACCATCACGTGAATAAAACACGTTTGAATCACCGTAGAGGGGTGCCACAAACTTTCCATTCCCGTATGTCAAAGAGGTTGGGGCGCTAGGTACATTAGGAGGGAGTGTTCGGCTCAAAGTCCAGTTTGAACTATCAGTAGATGTGTACAACCCATCTCCAAAAAACCCTGGTAAAGCTACGAATTTTCCAAGGTCTGCTGAATATGTGACCGATGAGAGTGTGTTGCTTACCGCAAAAGAGGACCAGGTGTTCCCGTAATCAAGAGAGGTCTGAATCAGACCCTGTCCGACCGCGACAAAAGACCCATTTCCGTACGTCAAATCAGACCAGTTGACAGAGTTGAGTTTTGTCGAATTATTTAATTGTGTTGGATTTACCCAGAATGTCGGAATGAAACCTAGGAGTAAACCAGTCGACGATACTGCTACAAAGCCATTGCTACCGTATGCTATACCAGCATACGCCCCTGGAGTATAAGTGAGTGATAGTTTTCGCCATGATTGACCGTTTGTCGAAATTGAAACGGCCGAATCACTCGAATTTCCAGACGGACACGCAAAGTACCCATCACCGAATGCGAGACAATTCGAATTTAGACCAGGTGACCCTCCTATTGTCCAGTCGATGCCGTTAAGAGAATACATCGACGTGTCGGTTGAAGATATGGCTAAGAACCTGTTATTTCCGTACGACACTGATGTCCATGAATCAGTCGTAGTACCTGTTGTCATATTTGACCATATATTTCCATCAGATGAATACATGACATCGCTTGTCGTTCCGTCGTTCGAAACTGCGACAAATGTCCCGTTACCATATGTTACTGAAGACCATTTATCATTCAGTGCGTTTGCCTTGACCCAATTTATAGAATCGGTGGAATAAAATGCAGACGATACATTTGAAACAGCGACAAATGTCCCGTTGCCATATGTTACAGACGACACCGATGGAAGAGAAAATGTATCAAATATTTTCACATATAAATTATCAAAATTAAAACCATTACTCACAGAGAGTATATTTCCATCAGAACTCAGTGCGATGGCGCTTCCAAAAGTACTAGAGGTTTTGTCTTCTAATGTATTAACTAAAATTCCATTCTTATAGACTGACACGAATCCATTCTCGGCAGGGTACAAGCCAGGTACACCGACCGCAACTATAGTTCCGTCAGAATTTAAAGAAACACTCGCATCTGGCGCATATTGACTACTTGTAGATAATGTAAAGTCGTACAGTATATTCCCGTTGTTATATATTCGTACTATCCTATCATAGGAAATTGCGTTTCTTGTGCATACTGCGAGAATATTTCCACCTGAATTCAAGTCTAAATACTTTCCATAATCAGAATCAACAAAAAATTCAGATGTTTGATAAGAAAAAGTTCCATTTGTGTAAACTTTTACATATTCCCCATTGGGTGCACCGACGGCAAGTATAGTTCCATCAGAACTCAGAGCAACTACTCCACCAAATTTATCATCATTCCCTGTAAGCGTGTAGGACAAAACCCCGTTTGTGTACACTTTTACATAATTCGCGTCGGGTGCACCGACAGCGAGTATGGCCCCGTTAGCGCTCAGAGCGACTGACCTCCCGAACTGGTCCCCCTCATTCCCCGTAACTGTGTATGTCAAGACCCCGCTTGTATAAACTTTTGTATAATTTGCGCCGATTGCACCAACAGCAAGTATAGTTCCATCGGCACTCAGAGAGATAGACCTTGCCCCAAAGGCATCAACGTCAGTAGCCCCTGTAAGTGTGTATGCCAAAACCCCGTTATTATATACTTTTACAGTTCTCGGAAGAGTAAGGTTAGACGGCGCTGCATTTACAGCGAGAACAGTTCCATTTGAACTCATGTCGATTGACGTACCGAAAAAATCAAATCCAGCTCCTGGAGAAATATTATATAATACTGAATTTTTTACTACCCAATTTATTCCATTAGAGGAATACGCTATAGAACCATTAGTGCTAACAGCACTAAACAGTCCATTCCCGAAAGTCACTGATATCCACGAATTGGTTTGAGAACCGGATGTGTTAGTTAACCAGTCGAGTCCATTGGTCGAGTACATGACAGGGTACATACCATTGTTTGACACTACGACGTAGACACCATTTCCGTATGCCACTGCTGACCACGTCGTCACTGGTGCAAACACAGTCGGCTGAACTGCCCATGGATTAAGCGTCTCCCCCTGATTAAAAGGCACGGGGTTCACGAGACTCACCGTGACATAGCCGGACGTGTTTGACACCGCCCCGAGGTCCGTAATAGTTCCCGCGCCGTAACAGGTTGCACCAGAGGCTCCCGTCCCAGGGCTTCCGGTGTAACCACCCCCACCTGAAATGCCAGAAACCTTAGGGCTCTGACCACCACCGAACCCACCCTCCTCTGACACAACCCCTCCTACATACGAGTTCCCGAATCCTCCATAGACATATGCCATCGGTTTCAGGAATAAATATGTCGCACTCGTCACTGCTCCATTCGAAGAGTACCCAGCGCCGTCTAACCCGAGCCCTGTTCCGTATGGACTAAACGACGCGGCACTGCCACCCGTGCCGTCTCCGCCACTCGCGACAATCAGAAGCGTGCTGCCAGACGTCACGAATGTCCCGCCACCGCCGCCGACCGTCAGGTTGTCTACTACATTTGAAGTCAGTGGTGTCGGTAGCTGCCCTACGAGCATCTTCAGAACTTGGCCTTGGGTAAGGTTAAAGTTACCACTGACGACCCGCCCAGGTGTCGCGCCGTAAGCACCGGCAGCTGTGATGCTGTACGTGCCGGTCGCCGGAACCGTCCAGTACTGCTGACCATCCACGATATAAAACTGGTTCGAAGACCATGGTGCGTTTGCATATGTACGGGTCGAAGCTGGTCCTCTGCGTCCCGATGCACCCAGTGTCGTGAAGGTGAACGTGTCAAAGTAATACAGCCCTGGATAGTGATTTTTATTTCCAGAATTATATTGGACAAGTTCTGAACCAGCCTCGGCGATGCGACTGTCAAGATACAGCTCTCTCTCCTTGAGATGTAACACCCGTGTTGTACGGGCATAAATTCTCACCTGACGTGAAAATACACATGGGCTAAGCTGTAGTGTGTGCAGCTGGTGAATAATTTTACTAAAATTTATTTGGCCGGTCGACTGTGGGTCTTCCGGGTCCAACCCAAAAGAATAAATATAAAACTTTCTGTCGGGAGAGCGAGTGTGGTATGTGAGCGGCTGGACCGACCCAAGATACAGAGGTGTGCCCACTTCGGGCAGTATGATATTAACTCCGTCGAAACGGAGATTCAGGCTCACGAGCTGGTCCTGGCCATCATTCGTATAGTTGTAGGCAGGTGTCCCGTCGGTCTGTACTACCCAAAACAGTTCAGTGACGTCATCTACAAATTCTGTCAAAATAGGGACAGTGGTTATGTTTGGCCCCACCTGAAACTCGAGTCTCTGGAAGGTGTGCGTCATGTAGTCCATTTCTTTGCTTCTGAACATGTCCCGTTCGGCGTCTGTCACGTAGACATAGTCGACAAATAGGTACATGGTGACAGGCCCGGTCCACTGTGCACCTGAAAATTCACCAATTTGCTTAAACTTGAAGCGGACGAGGGGATGGGTCGACAGTGCGCACAGAGGCAGGTTTGTCGAAAATGGCAAGCGGATGTAATACGAGGCCAAGTTGCTCGTCAGTCCTTTCCCGAGTAGGTCTTGGAGGACCTGCTGTTTAGCCTGGGGCACCTGTAGGTCGTTTAGGAGTTCCATCGACTCGCCATAGTGACGCTCGACGACTTGGTCCCTGTAGAGCAGTTCGACATAGTCAAACATGCGGGTACCGACAGAGTCGTCTACGCCTGAATTCGGAACGGGCCAGTCGACCCTGAGATACATGGCCCCCGTTGAGATGTCAGCAGCGTTAGAGATGGGTATGGTTATATCCTGACCAAAACTAACGTCGCTCGGAAATTGTAGTCTCGTGACTTGATGTGAGAACATCATCTTACTTTATGAAAATTTAAAAATTAAACATTAATCCACCCACACCATCCTTAATCACGAGGATGTTATAGGTACTGGCCCAGGCGTGTGTGGCCCCCCCTGTGAACTGTTGGTCTTTGATGCGAGAGAAGTTGATGGTCCCGTTGGGTTTTGGGCTTTCAGGGTCGAGTTCGAAAGATAGGACTGAAAAGTTTCGAATGGGCATTGAGGTGTGTGTCTCGAACGGCTGAATAGTTTTTAGATATTTTTGTGTGCCGACATCCAGAGTGAGCAGAGGCTCGTTGTTGATGAGCAGAGAGCACTGGGAGGCCAGGTTGGAGTACTGGTAGCCACTGGTAGCACCCATCAGCCATAGCTCTTTGACCGGGCAGCGAATGTCCATGTATTCCATGGACGTAACCTTCTGTGACTGTACGATGGGCAAAAATGCCGTCTTGGGCTTGGTTTTTGAAGATTTGTAGTCGACGAGGATGCTCGCCTGTAGAGTTGTAGTTGGGGGGTATGGGTCATACCGGATGATATTTTGAGGAGTAGTTATACCGGATGGGTCCTGTGTGAACACGTACAGGTACCGTGGGTCATTTCCAAAAATTTTAGGCGCCGTGCTGACAAAATTTATGGGCGAACTTGGGCTGTTCGAAGCGTAGTACTTGTAAGCGGCCGCAGTGCTAAGATTCTTTGTAGTGTCAATTTGGATGACAGATGAAACTGTTGCTGAATTGCTCGATGCATAAATTTGTGAACCGACCGCTATGAGGTTTTTAAACCCAGAACCAAGAGTTGAGCCATTAATATTTATAACATTTGATGTGCCGGCGATTATACCAGTAGGACTGGTGGGTCCATTATATAGTATATCCTGTGCTTTCAGCCACGTGATTCCGTCAGTTGAATACATGACGGCCGTATTTGTAGGATAACTACTGAGGTCTTTTGCAGATGCATAAAAGAAGCCATCGACAAATGCAACCGAATTCCAATTTGTGTACCAAACTGCTCCAGGTGGCTGTGGTGGAACGGCTAGATAATTACTTGGATACCATGTCTGTCCGTTCAGAGAATACATTATAGGACTATAAGTGTCAACAGAAGGAGTATACCCAACAGCTACAAATCGCCCTGCACCAAACGTTACAGAATACCATTGAGTACAATATTGACAGCTCACCAAAACCCAATTCTGTCCGTTATCAATTGAATACATGGCTATATTATTAGGACCGACCGCAACAAACAGGCTATTTCCATTGGATGTGACCGAGGTCCATCCTCCTACACTTTGAGGAGGGACTGTCCCAAGGGTCCAATTCTTTCCACCGTCAGATGAGTACATCGATTTATTATCACCAACAGCTACGAAAACACCGCCACCGTAACCAACCGCTTTCCAATTTCCAGATTGTGTACTGGTTGCATATACCCATGTATCCCCGTTAGTAGAATATGCAGGGGTAGTACCGTTATCACCGACCGCAACAAATACACCGTTACCAAAAGCCATACCCTGCCAAAAGCCCACCTGTACTCCAGTGGAGAGCGTCCATACCATTCCATCAGTGGAATATTTTCCATAATTGTTAGCAATTGAAAGAGATGCAAAGCGTCCATTTCCGTACGCTAAACATGACCAGCTGGGGTCAGAAATAGCTGTATTAATGTACACCTTATTCCACACAAGCCCATTTGCTGAATATAAAGAAGGAAACAGTGGATGGTTTACAACAAATCTTTTATAAAAATTTAGATACAAAGTAAATGTTCCATTTGTATATTTTAAAATATTAAAACCGTCAACTATAAAATAAATACTATTTCCTATAAGGACACCCTCTGTTATCTGACAGCCGTAATTAGTATAATCTGTCGCGTACCATTGAATTAGAAAATCTGAATTAAGCTGATATGTATAAAACACACGTGGTATATTCGGGACTAATACAAGTTTAGACCCGGTTGAAATAACCTGACTGACAGATGTTACGTTGGACCCGAACCCGGCTATATTCGAAGTAAAATTAAATGACTTGTAACCGAAGGGGCTTTGGGTATCGTATCGTACCATAAGCACGTTCGACGCCACATTACACTGTGCGTAATACAAGTAACGATTATCGACAACCATCGTACCTGTCGGAGACCCTATATCACTCGAGGCAACCGGTAGATAATTATTTCTGCTTACAGAACTAGAATTTCCCTTTACAAGTTCGCTGACAAGTCCGCTCAGTATGTAACCATTGGTTTGTTGAATATAAAGAGTAGTTCCTAGAATACAGAAACGACTAAATGTACCGGCTGAACCGGTAATAGCCGTAATATAATTCGTTCCGTCGTATACGAGTATGTTTCCGCTATAAGTCATAATAAATATGTACTGTTGATATGATAGCGTTGCTTGAACACCAAGACTTGTAGAAGTGTTTAGGTATGATTTGGAATCCAGAAAGTCACCCGTCCCGGGATTCAGATTTGATGATAGGTTGGTGTATTCCTCAAAGTCAAACTCGATGCTCATCTGCTGGCGTGTCAGAGCACACAGTGGAATTTGATTAGTTCCAAATGATAGAGTCGTGTAGTATTCACGAGGGACTGTCGCTTGTGTCTGGTCGAGTGTCCCGTTGAGGAGTTTCAGAACCGCCTTGTTTTCGTACGGAACAGTCAAGTCATTCTTAAGTTCCAGGTACTCACCGGTGTACTCTTTGATAGTCTGGTTGCCGCACATGACACGGACCGACTTGCACAGTCTATTAGCGACAGAATCTGTCCACGATGACTGACTTGGTGGAAGAAACCCCAAAATCCAGCCGCTCTGACTGAGAGTCCAAGGGGGTGTTGCCGGTAGCGTGTACGTAAGCCCTTGGCGAGCATCGAACCCCCAAAAAGATGCATCGACCGCACTTCTAAACGATATTGAAGGATAAATACTCGATGAAAATGCAAATGGTAACGATACTGTTAAAGGAGGCACGGCTAAAGAAACTGAATCTGAAGAGCTTGTTGGCAAAGGAGCCATGGCTGAACCGTATGTAATAGAAGTCCAGCTTCCGGTCATGAATGGTAGTGGTACCTGGACCCATGCACTACCATTCAACGAATATCCAATCAGTTGATTACGGCCAACAGCAACAAAGCGGTCAGACCCATATATAAGAGAAGTCCATTGACCGGCTGGAGTTTCTGACGGCACCCAAGTGGCTCCATTAGTAATTGAATATGCAGAACAGTCTCGGCCGATTGCTGCAAATACACCATTTCCATATGCAATTCCTTGATAACCGTTGAAGCCCGTCCGTGGTATACTTACAACATTCCAAGTACTTCCATTAGTAGACGAATACATTGCTTGAGATGCCGAGAAAGAAACTGTCTCATCAACTGCTACAAAATAACCATTCCCATATGCTATTGCCTTCCACTGTCCAGCTGGAACACCACTTACGGAAGCCCAAACACTTCCGTTAGAAGACTTTGCGACAGAAGTACCACCTGCTATAGCAACAAACCAGCCATTTCCGTATGCGACCGAATTCCAATTCCCGGTTGGCTGACTAGGTACATATGTCCACGTAGTACCATTCGTCGAATACATAATGATATTAGGTATACCTACAGCGACAAATACACCACCCCCATAAGTGACTCCTGTCCAATTCCCGGTCTGCGCAGTCCCCGCTAACCAGGTATTTCCGTCATAAGAATACATAGAAGAGTCTTGGGCGACAGCTACAAACATGTTGTTCCCGTATGTTATAGAAGTGTATCCATTGGCACCAGTTGTATTTGCTGCTTCTGTCCATGTGGTTACATCAGTTGAATATATAGGAAGCCCGCCTCCGTACAAGCTAGTTGCTACATACTTATTAACAGTTGGTAATGGTATATCAAAAGTAAATTCGGTCGATGCACTGACCGTAACGGCACTATTTAAATAGCCGGCATTTGGCAAATTAAGAATCACCTGACTACCTACAGGGAATTTCGATGCAGCTGTAGTTGTAATTGTATTCCTGACAATTCCTGATATAGCCCAAGTCTTATTAGTCAGGTTATTCAGCCACAAGTCGAAATTTGCTGTTGAAAAGTAGCCCACTATGTCTGACGGCACAATACCTGGTACACTTGCAGTTCCTGTGTACGATACTCCCGCTAAAATAGTCGAGCACGTGAACGAGTTGGCTGTCGGGATGCTCGCAATGGTGTACGCCCCGTCCAGGTTAAAAATAAGATATTTTGTGCCAGTCAGTGTCACTTGAGCGCCTACAGAAAAGTAGTGGTTCCCGGATGTGTTCGCGGTCAGAGTCAATCCGTCCGCGACCACTTGCGTCAGAGCTTTATCGGCATAGACAGTCCCGTCAAACTGTGAAGAGGGTGTCGGGTACACATACTGGTCAGACTGTACCGGATAAATAGGAGGCAGAATTGCCCGGAGTGTCAGCCCTGTCATGATGTCACTCCTCTTGGGGATGGTACAGGTTGACTTGGAACCAAAAAAAGTTCTATTATTGTCAAAAGGAATTTCAAAAGTTTCTCTGAGTTCCGTATCGGCCTCGTGTTGAACAGTATTGAACAGAGTGATTGTCGGTCTGGTTGTACTGTATGTGTCTGCCGCGGACAGTAGTATTTGTCCGGCCATAATATTCACTTATATTTTTATCCAATAGATAGTATGGCGCGTATTGGGGCTCTGCAGGCGCTCAGTGCCGTAGGTCCGCAAGAGAAATTCATGTACGACGACAAATCTCAGTGGGCTCCAAACATTACTCATCATTCAAAATTTGCCATCACACGGCGTATGCTCCCAGTAATCAATAAAACTGGCGGAACATATTTAGATTCCCAGTACCAAATTGCAATCTATCCCAAGCAAGAGGAGGACCTGCTGTCGAACATGTTCCTGTCTGTATCTCTACCGGCCCTGCCGACCGGCTACAACTACTGTGAGCTTGTCGGCCGTGCTATTATCAAACAGGCGGAAATTCTGATAGATGGCAAAGTCATAGAGTCTCTGGAGGATGACTGGTATGTCATCCGTGACCAGCTCTTTCTGAATGCTGACGAGAAACTATCTATGTACCGTCTCGTCAGCAATGGTCAGGCCGAGTCGAATGTGGTCCCGGCCACTACTCAGCTCAACTTTATGGTCCCGCTTGATTTCTTTTTCTGCAGACGCAAGCGCCGACAGGGGAAGCCGTACTTGCCTCTGTGCGCTATGGAGAATTCATCTGTAATTATTCGGCTTACTTTCAACACACAGGCGTGGATTACCAACTATACCGGAGCCACCATCGACCTCTTAAATCCTCGACTCTTGCTTGAAGAAATAACACTGACACCCGAGGAGCGCATCTACTACAAGACGACCAAGCTCACATTCAAGATTCCAGTGGCGAGCAGGGAGGCTGTTCAGTCTTATCAGAACGGTACTGTACGGATGAATCTCACTGCAGACTTTCCAGTCTCGATGCTGGTCTGGTTTGTCCGGAACAGGCTCTATGAGTCGACCACCAATTCAGTCTATTACGCCTCGAGATACACGTACGGTTATTCTACAGACTATATCGTTTCGGCAGTACCAATCAATTTCTTTAACGGTGTGACCCAGAAGTTTGTGGACATTATCAAGTCGGCCACCATCTACCTGAATAATAAAAATGTTCTAAGTAATTTTCCAGGGTCTCTTTACTATACATACAAACAGTCGACTGAGCACAGCCTTACGGCACCTACCAAAAATATGTACATGTACTGTTTTGGGGACGACCCGAGCGCATATAGCCAGGATGGCACGGTTGACTTTCGGCAGCTGAATTCACAGACGACGTACATCGATATGACGTTCGACCCAGCGTTGGCGCCCCAAATTACACAGGGCTATAACATGTACCTGTACTACTACGGGTACCGTACACTGGTGATATCTGGAGGAAAATTAAAATTTACGTAATCTTACGGATTGTCTGGTTATTTTTATCGGCAACATAAAGTGCTGCTGCTGATGAGCTAAACGTAATACCAATTGGATAATAAAATTGAGCAGCCGACCCAGTTCCATTTGAAGAGCCACCACTATAGGCCGACCCGGCGAGTGTTGTGACAACCGCGGTCGAAGGAATAATTTTACGGATTGTGAAAGCAGATGTATCGGTAACATAAATGTTCCCTATCGTGTCACATGCAATACCCTGAGGAGTATTAAACCGAGCACCCGAACCAGTTCCGTCAACCTCGCCAATCCCCCCGACCGTCCCGGCGAGTGTTGTGACAACCCCAGTAGAAGCAACAATTTTACGGATAGTAGAGTTGAATGTATCGGCAACATAAATGTTCCCGGACGTGTCACATGCAACACCACAAGGATTACTAAACCGAGCAGCCGAACCAGTTCCGTCGGCCGAACCAGGTGACCCAGCCAATCCGACGAGTGTTGTGACAACTCCTGTAGAAGCAACAATTTTACGGATGGTACAGTTCATTGTATCGGCAACATAAATGTTCCCTGACGTGTCACATGCAATACCATTAGGATTTTTAAACCGAGCAGCCGAACCAGTTCCATCGGTCGAACCCTGTGACCCGGCCAACCCAGCGAGTGTTGTGACGACCGCCGTAGAAGCAACAATTTTACGGATTGTGTTACTGTCCGTGTCGGCGACATAAATGTTTCCTGACGTGTCACATGCAATACCATAAACATTAAGAAACTGAGCAGCCGGGCCAGTTCCATCAGCCGTACCATATACCCCCGCCGTCCCGGCGAGTGTTGTGACGACCGTCGTAGAAGCAACAATCTTACGGATTGTGAAGTTGGATGTATCGGCAACATAAACGTTCCCCGATGAATCTGCTGCAACAGAATAAGGCAAATTAAACCGAGCGGCCGAACCAGTTCCGTTGGCCGAACCAGATGACCCAGCCAGCCCGACGGGTGTTGTGACAGTCCCTGTTAGTACTAGAGTATTATCAGCAGTTAATGAGAATGTCTGTGGATAGGAAAACGTGCTGTAGCTTGCCGTGACTGTTACGCCCCGAGTCGTCACAGCGACTCCTTGTGCGACCGTAAGTGTTATTCCGGTCGTGGAAGTTACCCAACTGACACCGGTTATTGTTGGGTACGACCAGGAGGGTGTGAGGTTTAGAGGATTCGTCAAAGTGAGTGCGAGTGGTTGTTGAGATAAATTAGTATAAAGAATGGTCGTTCCGGGGTTCGAAAGGACAAAGTTGGGCGTATTATCAGCCGTTAATGAGAATGACTGTGGGTATGGAGGGAACGCCCCGTAGCTTGCCGAGACTGTTACATCCCGAGTCGTCACGGCGGTTCCTTGTGCGACCGTAAGTGTTATTCCGGTCGTGGAAGGGAACCAGCTGACACCGGTTATTGTTGGGTACGACCAGGTGGGTGTGAGACTGTAAGGATTCGTCAAAGTGAGTGTGAGTGGTTGTAGAGCTGCTACCGTATAAAGAGTAGTCGTGCCGGGGTTCGAAAGGACAAACCTGGGCGTATTATCAGCCGTTAATGAGAATGACTGTGGGTAGCTAAACGTGCTGTAGCTTGCCGTGACTGTTACACCCTGGGTCGTCACGGCGGTTCCTTGTGCGACCGTAAGTGTTATTCCGGTCGTGGAAGTGACCCATGTGACACCGGCTATTGTTGGGTACGACCAGGAAGGTGTGAGGCTGAAAGGATTCGTCAAAGTGAGTGTGAGTGGTTGTTGAGCTGCTAAAGTATAAAGAGTGGTCGTGCCGGGGTTCGAAAGGACAAACCGGGGTGTATTATCGACAGTCAGTGAGAATGTCTGTGGATAGGAAAACGTGCTGTAGCTTGCCGTGACTGTTACGCCCCGAGTCGTCACAGCGACTCCTTGTGCGGCCGTAAGTGTTATTCCGGTCATGGAAGTTGCCCATGTGATACCGGCAATTGTTGGGTACGTCCATGAAGGTGTGAGGCTGTAAGGATTCGTCAAAGTGAGTGTGAGTGATTGTAGAGCTGCTACCGTATAAAGAGTGGTCGTGCCGGGGTTCGAAAGGACAAACCGGGGCGTATTATTAACTGTAAATGAGAATGTCTGTGGATAGGAAAACCCCGCATAGCTTGCCGTGACTGTTATATTCCGGGTCGTCACGGCGACTCCTTGTGCGACCGTAAGTGTTATTCCGGTCGTGGAAGTTGCCCATGTGACACCGGCAATTGTTGGGTACGACCAGGTGGGTACGAAACCGGGTATAGGCCCTGACATTATGATGAATAAACTCAGACTCTGTGCTTGTAAGAAATTATATAATGTAATAGTTCCTGGATTCGAAACAAAACCAAAGACTAAAGGCTGGTTGTAAGGCTGTATGTATGTCACAACCTTACGAATTGTGTAATTGGTCGTGTCGCCAACATAAACAGTCCCGCCCGGGTCGCACGCAATAGCATAAGGCGTATTAAACCGAGCAACCGTTCCAGGTCCGTCGGTCGAACCAGTTGACAAAGCAGCCCCAGCGAGTGTTGTGACGACCGCGCTCGAAGCAACAATTTTACGAATAGTAGAGTTGGATGTATCGGCAACATAAACGTTCCCGTAGGTGTCACTGGCAATACCAACAGGAGCATAAAACCGAGCAGCTGTCCCAGTCCCGTCGGTCGAGCCAGTTGACAAGGGAAATCCAGCGAGTGTTGTAACGACCGCGCTCGAAGCAACAATCTTACGAATTGTAGAGTTGGATGTATCGGCAACATAAATGTTCCCGGACGTGTCACAGGCAATACCCCGAGGAAGATTAAACCGAGCACCGGAGCCAGTTCCGTCGTTCGAGCCAGGTGACAAGGCTGTTCCGGCAAGTGTTGTAACGACCGCGCTCGAAGCAACAATTTTACGGATGGTAGAGTTGGATGTATCCGCAACATAAACGTTCCCGGACGTGTCACATGCAACACCCCAAGGAGCATTAAACCGAGCACCGGAGCCAGTTCCGTTGTTCGAACCAGTTAACCCGGGAAACCCGGCGAGTGTTGTGACAACCCCTGTAGAAGCAACAATCTTATAGATTACACTGTAGTATGAATCGGCAACATAAATGTTCCCGGACGTGTCACAGGCAATACCTCTAGGGTCAGAAAACCTATCAAAGTAAGTAAGTGTTGTAACTACCCCAGTAGAACCAACAATCTTACGGACAGCCCTACTAAAAGGGAATGCAAAAGTGGTCGTACCGGTAACATAAATGTTCCCGGACGCGTCGCATGCAGCACCATAAGTACTAACAAACCGAGCAGCCGAACCAGTACCGTCAGCCGATGGACCATACCCGCCTGACCCGGCCGTCCCGGCAAGTGTTGTGACAATTCCCAGGAGTTGTTCACTACTAATAATTGCTGGGTTTGAAAAACCAGATGTAATAAATGGCACCGGGAACAGAACGCCTAGTAAACCATCTTGAATCTTCATTACGTTATATGTCTTGGTGTGTATATGTACTATGTTCGGGTAGCGGCTTGGTAAGAGCACAAAGTCAAACTGCTGTTTGAGTCCAGTGAGGTTTACTGTACCAGTTGAATTATCGTTTTCTGGGTCGATAGCAAAGGGGTACATGTAAAAAATTCGGTCGGGTGCTCTCGTGTGATTCTCGAGAGGCTGAAGACAACGCATGAAAAGAGATGTACCAAGGTCGTAAGGAATGATTTCGGCCCCGTTGAGCATGAATCGCATGTATCGAAGTACGTCAGTCCACTGGTACGGTAGCCCTATACTACTCTGTATAACAATAAATAACTCTTTGGTACAGTTCTGAAAGTCTGTCAAGACTGTACAGTTACTTTTTCCAAGAGTCGTGTCGAACCGCTGAGTCTGTTCGAACAGATATGTCAGAGGGTTTTTTATAAAATAATTTCTTTCTGGCTCTGGTAGGAACACATAGTTGACAAACAGTTGGGCACTGAAGGGTGGGTTTGTGTTGGTGGCTGTCGGGCACCCTTCGTTGAAATTTCTTAGAGAAAAACGGATGCGTGGGTTTTCCTTGAGCGCGCAGATAGGCATGTACTTTTTAAATAGGTCGAAAGAGAGTCTGACGTCATAGACAGCAAGGTTGCTCGTAAGATATTTACCGACGAGGTTGGACAGAGCACCTTGTTTGCCCTGTGGCACAGTCAGGTCATTCATCAGTTCCAAAAATTCTCCATCAATTCTTTCAAGAATTTGGTCGCCGTACTCGAGCTGGGCCCAATTGAGCATGTAGGTCCCGAAGCTGTCGCAGACGGCCGGTGGCTGCCCGGTCGGGTACTTGAACTCGAGGTAAGCCCCTGAGACCAAGTCTGCTTCCTGATAAATTTCAATTGAGAATTCTTCACCAAAGTTGACAGCCGTGTCCAGAGGTATAGAAATAATCTGATTACTAAATTGAGAGCTTTTTGCATATCTCTGAATAAAGTAAGAGGTTTCGGGTCGACCCGAAATGATTTTTTCCGAAGTCCCTAGCGACTCCGCTAGATTCATACTAAATAATGCACAGAATTAAACAAGAGGCTGGCGACGCCGTCCCTGATACCAAGCACGTTGACCGACTTGGCGTATATCCAGAGGCCGACAGTTCCACCCTGTGTCACAGTGAGGACTTTGCTGCCTATGCGAGACATGTTGACTGGCGTTCCAAAGTTGTACGTGTACGAGTTGTAGTTTGGCATAGTGACGGCCGTCTCGAATGGTTGGATTACGGTCAGGTACTTGTTCGAAAAGCTGAACAAGTCTTCGCCATTGAATGTCAGTTTCGTAGATGAAATATTAGAAAAATTATTTGAATAAAAGTATAATTCTTTGACAGGGCCTAAAAAGGGGAGCGTGATGAATGAAGTACCTGGTGTGACCGTTACAAACATTGACTGCATGTTGTCATACGGAATTGTTTGTAAACTATTTTTGAAATAACCCCTTTCCTGCTTCCCAAGGTGTGTATATTCAACCAGTACACTCGATGTGACAGTGGTTGTGATGGCGCCAAATGGGTCGAATCTGATAAGTGATGGATAATTTCCGGACACATTAAAAACCCACGATTGGAAATAAATATACCGACCCCCTTGAATAATATCCCAGTTACTCGCTGGTCCAGTAAACGCTAACGAAACCCACGTAAAAGAGCTTAGAGCCGTAAATGGCTTTGTCGTGTCGTACAGTAAAATATTAGGACGTACCGACGTAGAGGTACCTATATAATATATGTATCTGCCATCATAGACTCTAGGCAGTATACCAACTTCATTGCCGGTATTACCAGTAATATTCCCCCACTGTATATATTCCCACGATGAAAGAAGTGTTATATTGGCATCTAGTTTGATACGTGCTAAATATGGCGGATTGTTTGTTCCGTTAAAATATAAATATTTATCATCATACGCAGGGGGTCCTGTTATTGAAACTGAAACTCCAATTCCACCCGGGGAAAGTAAATCAGTCACATTGACTGTCGAGTGTCCCCCCGCCATGTCCATAAAATATAAAGTATCAATTCTGTATATATATGATTTAGAGTTTCTCATTTTCATGGCTGAATATAAATAGCGCCCTTGGTAAAATAATCTAAAATATCCAGAAGAGCCATCATAGTAAGGCATGGGAATTGTTGGATTAATAGCATTATAGTCATTCAAAAATTCATAAGAAGTTGCTAAATTTATATCTTTTGTAGTATCGTACCTAATACACACGAAATTCATAACTGAATACTGGTCAAAGGAGTCCGGTGGCGAACCCAATGAAAATGTTAAAGTAAATGTGGCGTCACACATATCTACACCGGCGGTCTGAGTTACGAGAGATGCGACAGGTGTTGTTCTAAAATAAACAAGGGTACCTGCAGGAACTATTGCAAACGAAGTACGGTTCATAATAAAAAGAGTAATTGCGTTTCCGACAATTGCAGTGACAAAGGCGCCATATGTCCCCGGTAATTCTACATACTGACCTATAGCAATCCCGGTTGCCGAAAGAACGTTAATAATATTATAGGGAGCTACGGTCGGGTCATACGATGAAGAAAGTTGTGTTGTCGCAGCTATAGTAGGACAAAAATCCAAATATGAATTTGTTAACATGACTCGGATGCATTCTTGACCAGCTCCACTTGTGAGACTTATAGTTGTTGGACCATAAAATCTGAAATTACATGTCCATACCTGACCAAGCTGAGTCATGCTATTCATGCCTACACGGGTGCCGGTGAGGCCGATTGAGGGCCATGTAGTTTTTGGAAGCCATAATGTCGATAAAGTGATACCTATATATACATATTTAGTATCGGCCTGTATAGATTGAGAGCCGTATAGACCCCCGCTTAGAACAGGGTATGGCCAAAAGGGTACTGAAGCTGTCGTGCGTGTATCGATATTTTTAAAATAATCACCGACGGGCATTCTTGTCAAGTACACAGTATTGGTAGTTGAAAAAAGATTTGAATTAGAAATTGTAGACACGTTATAGTTATTCTGTAAAAGGTTAAATCCGGGCTGAATATTATATGGCGTCACTGCGCTTGTATATTGGCGCGTGTATGCACTAGGGTCACTTGGTAATTTAAACATATCATACGTATTCAGATATCCGGACCAGTCTCTCCATGTCAGAACATTCCCGTATGGGGTTGCTCTCGTTCCCATCCCGTATGTTGGCTGATTATATATCACTCTCATGTCCCCGTATGTATAAGACAAAGGGTCAGAGATGGACCCTGAACCAACTATAGCCGATTGTATCAACGAATTAGAATCCGCAAAGTCCACTTCAACTTTAATATCGTTGCGTTCCAGGGCACATAAAGGCAATATGTCCAGACCAAATGGCACCTTAACGAATGATGTTGTCGAGATGTACTTGATACTTGTGTCATTCTTGCCAGTGAGTGCAGTGAGCCCCGCCTGGTTTTCATATGGCACGTCATAATCATTCAGAAGTTTGATGTAGTCGCCGGTCACTCGACTCACTATTTGGCCACCAAGCATCAGACGAGCTTCCTTTATAATATCTGTCGCGTAATTGCTATTATAATTGACTCCTTCGCCTGGCTTTCGTGGTGTATATCCCTGAATCCAGCCAGCCTGTGTCAAGTCCAGTTGGGATGTCACGAAATTGTTTGTTATAGCAAAACCGATGGCGGGGATGTCTGTAGCATAAATATTGGTGTTGGTGAATGTAGGATTGGCTATGTCAAAACCCCAAAATGATGCCGACTGCTCGTTCGGGAAGTAAATAGCTACATAATTAGTGGTCGTCGTGAATTCAAATTTATTTGTAGTTGCGTTATAGCTCACCGTAATATAAGGAGCAAGAGGCGTTGCCCAAAAGTTTATGTTAAAAGTAGAATAATAGTATCCGAATTTTCCAGCTTGAAAAGCGAGTGTACTGGTGAACCCTGTCGTTACGTACAACTGTATATCAACCATATCATCTGGATAAGTTGGATAACAGTACACATTCGATTGAACTGTATACAATGGCGGAAAAACAATTTTGAGTGTCACATCCGAAAGTATGTCACCGCGTGATGGAATGGTGCACGTAGATACCCTGTTTGGTACTGGCAAGCCATCGAACGAATATTCGACATATTCAGTGACAAACGGCGTACTCTTTTTATATTTTGCTAAAAAATATGTCATCGAAGGCTCCCCTGTTATGTAGACGTCTTCCTCACCTCGTGCAGCAAGCTGCACTGACATCCTTATACTTACTCACGATATTAGTACAGCCTTGCCCCCCGCAATTTGCATAACAGCATAGCCGTAGTAGTAAAGGTTAATACGGTAGTTTGCCTGAATGTTTGGCGAATAAGATGGAATAAACGTCATCACAATCTTACTCGTCGTGCTATTAATATTTTTAAAATTAAGATAGCCGCCCTGATTGTACTCCTTTGGTGACTTGCCAAAACAGTAGGTATACAGGCTCTTCGAAGGAATACTGAGCCCATGCTCCATTGGCTGTTTGAACTGGTAGAACGGCCCGGTAGCGAACGGGCCCATGATGTTGCGGCCATTCAGGTAGATGTCGGTAGACTGTAGGACATCTATATACCTGTTTGTCGTGCCGTCAAAGAATACTATTGGTGTTGTGGCCGCTATATACTTGGTCGTATAGCCATAACTATACCGCGAGGCATAATATTTATTAGAAGAAGTGTCGCTGTATATACTGTTACGTACAAACCAGGCCATCATAGTGACCGGAAAATCAGCCGTAAAGTAGTGAGTAGGTTGACCGTTCTGGTAGTTTGTGACTGCATCATTTTTTGAAATATTTATCACTTCCCTGAAAGGAGTCGTTTGGTAGTACAGGCGCTCCTCTTTCGTCAGCATAATCTCCTCGGTAATGAGTCTAGGGTTTGTAAATTCGATGGGGGTTGTGTAGCCAGTGAACCAGGTCTGTGGTCTAAAAAAGAATTTTATAGAAATTCTTTGATTTAGAAAGGCACATACAGGGAGTGGTGGTGTCTCGAGCCGTTGGCGAGTCTTCAGTCCATGACTATGACGCCGACAGAAGAAGAGCTCTAAAGGGACCATAATATCAAAGGCTGTTGCGGCAGTGACAGGGGTGCCCGGTACCTGTCCGTTATTCAGACATTTGTACATGGCGAGCTTCTCGTCAGCGTCCAGGAATAACTGGTCTCGAATGATGTACCAGTCGTCCAGAATCTTTTCGACAACCTGTTCGCCTATCCGAAACTCCACCGCCTCTATGATGGCTCTCCCTATAAACTCTGTGTACGAGTACCCTGTCGGGAGGGCCGGCATTGTCAGAGCCAAGTAAACATTGGTCATAAGGTCCCCGAGCTCCTTCGGGTTCAGAATTACCTCGACAGTCTGACCGATAAACTTTGTACCGGGAAGTTTGGTCACGCGATGAAACTGTGAAAAGTGTGAATATTGTCGTATCAGAGGTCTAAATTCTCCGTCTTTTTTTAGAAGATATTCATCAGTCCCGCTCGTAGCGTTGAGAGCAATTACTGCTGCCGACTGTGCCATACTCTATTGATAGACTTTATTAAATGGCACAGGCGGCGTCACAATCTATTATAAAAATTATTAAAAATAATTAATGGAGGATATCTTCCTGCCAGTGATGGAGTCTTCAGTCGTTCTGGCGAGTCACTACGCCAAAGAGTCAGGCCGGAACACCGTCACGGCCAGAGACATGATGTACGGTCTGATGTATGCAGCCCGGAATGTGGTCGGCAAGCAGCTAGGCTCGCTCTTCCCAGAAATTTATGACGAAAGCGAGTCTGACGAGGAGGACCTGGAAACGGTGGATGACGACGAGGAGCCGTTCACGCGCTACCAGGGCAACGATACAGAGAGCATCGGCTACAAGATGAATCAGTGCGCCGACACCTGGGACGACTGGGTCCCTGAAAGCCCAGCCGAACAGGCGCTCAAAAGTGCGGTCGAAAACCAGCGTCACCTACTAGGGTGAATGTCTAACGTGGTTCCGTACTATACAAAAACTTTTACAAAATTTATTATGTACGGAGACTCGGATGACGACTCGGACTCGCTCCCACCCACAGTCCGGTATGCACCCATCCCACCAGCAGGTGACTCGGACTCGGATTTTGACCCAGAGTGACCCAGCTCGAGGCCCGAAGGGCCTCACTTTCTTACAGGTGAGAAGGCTTCGCCTTCAGGGAAGGTCCTTCAGGAAAAAAAATTGTTTATAAATATAAATGGCATCCACCCTTGCATCCATTGCTCTCCAGCTCGAGGCTCAGTCCCTGAACAGCATCGTTGCTGGCTTCTCCTTCGCCAGCGCCATCGCCTGGATGGACTTTGTGCGCTTCGTCATCTCCCGCATCGTCCAGGTGTCCAAGGACGGCGCCAGCTACTACGCCCTGGCCGCCCTGTTCACCACCCTGATTGCCATCATCGTCTACATGATTGTGAAGACTGTGGCCTTCAACGTGACCATCCGCGACCCAAGCACCCAGCAGCCCATCTACGCGGTGACCCGCTAAACGTGGACCCGAAGGGTCCGAATCCCTTGACAATTGACCTTTCAGGTCAGAGTGGACCCTCAGGCCAGAGCAGGTGCAGCAGGCCGCATCATCATATGCGGTAGCGGTCGTGGCACAGCAGCAGCAGCAGTCGCCTCGGCAGCCTTCCGGTACCAGTGGAATCCCCACAAGGCCAGTACAGCAATAATTATATAAATAAACCAGCGGCCCATGGCGGGCTTCTTCTTGGGCTCAGGCTTGGGAGGGAGCGCCGTCATGGCGTCGATGATTCTCTTGATTTCCACCTCTGGCACAGCCGGCGGCGGTGGAAGCTCAGGACGACCATTGTCTATATAGAAGCGCAGCACGAATGCATTGTTATCAAAGCCCTCAAAGTTCAACTGTTTGCCATTCTTGTCGTACCACGTCACGGTCAGTCTGTCCAGGCTGTTGATTGGCTCTGGGTAAAACACGCTGATGCGATAGTCGTGGCACTCCTTAAAATTCTTTATGCAGCCCGAGCTCACATCCATCTGAATCATCGCAAAGGTCCGACGTGCGTTCGAGCCGCTGAAGGTCCCTGTTCGGGCATTCATTGGTTTGGTGTCGAGCATGGTTGGTGTGCGCAGCTCCTGTATGTCCAGGAACACAAACTCGTTGACCGTAAAGTCGACACCGAGCGGCGACTTGAGGATGTAGTAGCTGGCGTACTGCGGGTTGTTCTGGTAGACAGGGTCGCCACTGGCCGGCTGAGCTGTATAGGTGGTGTGCGGTTCGAATCCTGTCATCTTGGCGAGCTGCGAGCTGTGGAACCTGACCGTGAATGCACTGGCCGAAAAAACAAGAAACTTGCCCTCGTCCGGGAGGAACTGGTAGGCGACAAGGGCGTTGGACGAGTTGGTCAGCTCGGACTGGATGCCGTAGCCAGAGTAAAAGCCAGGGTCCAGGAAGACATTGCTCACGGCCGAGACGCCTGTGTAGGTGAGCACGTTCGAACCACTGGACAGGTTATACAGGGTATTGGGCACTTTGGCAGCCACGAGGTCAACACGGCTTACGTTTTTGACCACGTCGGTGAGATGCAGCGTGTAGCTGCTGCCGTCTGGGTAGATGGTCGTGTCACGATTCGTCGAATCGACATACACGAGTCTTTCCATTACTTTTAATTGTCACTTTTAATCTGCAGTGTCAACGCCCAATCGGCGCCGTTATTATCGAGCTGCTGGCCGTAGCGGTCGAGCACCTGGATGTTCAGTCGGTCTATACGAGCTGCCGAGTCGGTCACGCACACGAGCTGCTCGTTCTGTGACTGTTCGGCCCAGTAGAACACATTGTTAAACTGGGGCACTGGGAGTGCTATGGGCACTTTGAATGTCGACTGAGAAATTTCAGCAGAAGATGCCCCGAGATTCTCAATCCAGATGTTCACATAGGGGTCGCGGTTGAAGATGGTTGCGGCTGATTTACTTGTGGCTACTAGACCGCTGCTCGTCACTGTCGTCTGAAAGCCGAGCAGGTAAGCCAGTGATGGGTACGTGAGACCTGTCGGAACTGTCACAGTCACAGTTCCAGAACCGGCTGTAATAGTAGAAAAACCAGTCTTGCTTTCGAAACCAAGCGTAAAGCCTGAAACCTTGGCCGCAAACTCTGTGATTAGGGTAGCATGTGTGTAAAACCCATCCGTAAGTGTGTAAAGGGTACTGTTGATGGTTATCGTGTTCGAGTACGGGCGTACATTGTACCAGTTGACTGGTATCTGTGCATTCTTCAGAGAGACTGACCGTACGGTCCTGTGGCGGTTGCCTAGGAGCACCTGACACTGAAAGGGGTTGTTGTTTACTTTTGTCACAAAACTCTGGGCAGAGCCACCCTGACCACCACCGGTCGTCTGGAGCGTGCCGGTATCAATGTTGATATTATAGGTCTTCAGCATTATTAATTACCAGAGAATATTATGCGGGTGAATCGTCAGCAGGTGACCCACCACCCCTGTTGATGTTGACACGGACGCGCGCCAGATTCATGAGCCGGTCGGCCACTGTCCGCAGTGAATCATTCATGGTGGTGTGCGAAGGTGATGTCGGCATGGACACGTCACCCGGTTTTTTAATAGTCAAAAATTCTTCGAGTTTTTTCTCGATGGGGTTGGCCGACTCGAGTATCTGGTTATACTCTGAGAAGCAGTCCTGCACAAAGGCGGGGCCTTCTGTCATACGCACCTCTCTGGCGAGTGCCAGCTCCCTCGATATCTTCAGAGAGATGCGCTTGAATCCTACCGATGCACGCGTCGCCTTGGTCATCTTCTCGTTCAGCTTGAGGTACAGCTGAATGGACCCCAGCACACCCGTACCGGCTGACAGCACGGCGTTGAGCACACTGACGTACTCCTGTGGCACAAACGAATTGAGCCCGACGGCCGTCAGTGAGTTTATAGACGATATAATCAGGATAGGGATATTAAACTTGCCTGATAGACGGTCGTAGTAGTGGTGCTCTTTAAGCATGTACTTGTACATTGTCTCGCACTGCTTCTGAAGATTTTCGAGGAACACCTCCTCTTCTGTGTGCCAGCGGTCTCCAGTCATCTACTATCAGTCAATAAACTTTATTGGGCCTCGTACTATGAGTGGGACGCTATGAGTCGGGTCGACCATGACGTACCCTGACGCATCATAGTACTCATAGGTCACGTCCTGACAATCCAAATTAAAAACAAAAAAATTGTTGCTCGAGGCGCTAAGCTCGACAGGGCTCATCACCTCTGTGTGATGGAATGGACAAATCTTCATCAGCTTTTGGGATTTATAAAAATAAAAATAAGTATTTCTTTTTGGGAGGACAAAGTCTGGTGGGAGCTTGAGCTTGCGGGGTGGCTGACCAAGTTCACGGCGCGCGTCCAGGTCCTCGAGGTAGTACAGTATTCGCTCTTCCATACCTACTATAAACGTTTATCATATTCTTCAAGTGTGGTCATGATGGTCCGATAGTTGGGCGGAAGTCTCGGGTTTGACTCGACCGGTACGTGAACGAGCGGGACATCTGACCGACCGGCTATATCCTGCCCACTGTTGATGACGGCCGTGACTCGCTCTTCGTCTGACGTGCTGTACAGTTCTGAAAACTCGTCGTGAGCAAAATTTTTCAATTTATTAATAATCATTTTAGGATTGCCAAAGTAGCTGAGGTGCCAACCGACATCCTGAATGACTGGTCCTGTTGGGCCGTTCCGGAGTACGTGTGGGTATATGCTCCGGAAATGAGAGTATCGGACCGCCTTTGGGGCTGTCCAATTTATAACAAGTTTTGACTCGATATTGTAGTAGTACATGTCCATGTGAAGGCTGACGAATGGATGAGAGCCGAGGTGCGTCTCTATATTTTTGATAACTTCAGGGTCAAAAATCTCATCAACGTCTGACAATAGAACGATATCATCAGAGCCGAGAGCCAGACTGGCTGCACCCTCGCGAGTGTAGTTTCGCTGGTGAGCATCGTTTAGCCAGGGAGACTGTGGATTCTCTACAAGGTGGTCGTCCACGACGTGAACAATTTTGTCAGAATATTTTTCAAACAAATGTTTATTTTCTTTGTAGTACAGCTTCTTGGGGTTACCACGGAAGGTCCGAGGCGACTCGACCAGTACAAACTTGTCAACTACAGGGGACAGAGTCTCGAGTCTGTACTGAAGCATGTCCAACTCATTGTAAAAGGGGAAACAGTCTACAATCATACTATTAAAAAATATAAATAAACTTTTAATAGTATGACTTTGGTAACATCTCATTATAGTGAGGACCTTCGGTGGCTACGCGAATCTCCCTGGCCAGTATGTCTCGTGAACAAGGCGGGTGCTCGGCCAACATGGCTAGGTGCCACGTGGACTATTCCTAATAAGGGCCGAGAGTGTTCTGTGTACGCCAAATATATAGTCGAATCGTACGACAATTTGCCCCCGTGGGTCGCCTTCATCCATGGGCACCGCCTTGCGTGGCATCACTATTACGACCTCCCGCTATTTGAACTCATCAAGATGTCACATAAAACAGGGTTTCAGGGGCTGAACGGTTACTGGATGCGCAGAGAGCCCGAAACGTACAAAAGATTTTGGCATGTCGTCGAGCCGTGGCTAGGGCCACTTCCAGACGAGCCTTCGTGCTTCGATGCGAGTGCTCAGTTTGTCGTTTCGGCAGACCGCATCCAGCGTTTGCCAAAAGAATTTTATCAAAAGTGTTTTGATTTTTGCATGGAAACTACAGACTTAGAGGCGGCCGATTTTGCTATATTCATAGAGGGTGTGTGGCACTATATTTTCGGTGAACCATGGGTCATGCCTATCATTCCCCTGACAAAGATTTTGAAGCCAGAAGAGGTTGAGCTCGACCTCACACCAAATTGTATTTATTAATATTATGACGACATATCAAATCGTGGTGGCCAGATACAAAGAAGATATTTCGTGGACAAAAAATTTAGAAAATGTTATCGTGTATGACAAATCAGGCGAGGGCTCTATCGAAGGTTCTATCCCCAGGGTAAATGTAGGCCGCGAGGCCGAAACCTTTATGTGGCACATATTGGAAAACTACGACCACCTCCCGGACCATCTGATTTTCTTACAGGGTAACCCATTCCCTCATATGAATACTGACAAAATAAATATTGAAAATTTGTCGGACGTGGTGAAACCATTCCATACAAATCTCTATGAAGAAGATGTAGGCGGTTATTCCTTCCTCCGAGTAAAAGAATATTACGAATATTTTTTTGATAAAGAGTGTCCACCCAGATTACAGTTTGCTGCCGGTGCGCAATATGTAGTGCCCCGGCGTGCTATTCTGTCCCGTCCAAAAAGTTTTTATAAAAAAATAGTTGACATGTTAACAGCCTATCCCTATGTTGGCGAGCCACCCCAAGACTACGGCTTCGTACCGAACACGGTCAGTGCATGGACGACCGAACGATTCATGATGCACATATTCACACCTGCGTAGACGCTTAGCGACATCTAGCATTTTAATATTGTTATAAAATAAATGAATAAACTGATTCTGGCTGCCCTCTTGGTCATCCTTGTTCTCATTCTATTGAGACGTCAGCGTCGCGGGTGCCGTCGCTGCCTCGGTAGCCGTCCCTGCGCTCTATGCACATGCACAAATATGAATTAGTAATTATATATGCATCCATTTCTAGAGCGTATAAAGGGGAATGCATACGACAACCTGTCGGTCGAAGGTTATCAGCCTGATGTGCATGGCTGGGTCCAGGATGGCTTTGACACCTGTCTGAATATTGTTTCTGAAAAATTTAAAAATAATTCTGATATGGTTGTGTTCGAGGTGGGGTCGTGGAAGGGTGCCTCGGCTATAAAGATTGCTGAAAAGTTCAAGGGGAAGCTGGACGCACTGGTCTGTATAGATACGTGGCTGGGAGCACCTGAATTTTATACGCAGTTTTTGGACGAGCCGGGGCGTATGATGACCAACAACCTGAATGGTTGGCCACAAATATTTTACATTTTTACAAAAAATATGAAAACGTGTGGCTACAGTGACGTGGTTGTCCCCTTCCCGATATCCAGTGTCCAGGGGGCGGACGTCATGCGGTACTATGGCATCAAAGCTGACGTCATATACCTTGATGCTGCACACGAGTATGACGCTGTACTGGCGGACCTCGAGGCTTACCGCGACCTCGTGAAGGAGGGTGGCATCCTGTGGGGTGATGACTATGGGCACGTTCTGTTCCCAGGACTTTCCAAGGCGGTTGACTTTTTCGTTGCAAAGTATGGCTATGCGCTACAGGTACACGGAATAAATTGGATTATAATATAAATGCCGTGGCGTGGTTATCGGGTCGTGGTAGTGACACCAGCAGGCCGCAAACGTTATCTGGAACTTTTGTTTCCCCAGATTCTGAATTATCAAATTGTTGATGAGTACCAGCTCTGGAAGAACACTACGAATGAGGAGGACCTGGCCTACATAGACAGTCTCCAAGAACAGTATCCAGGTTTTGTCAAGGCCCGGACATGTGGTGTCCCGATCGACGGAAACAGTTCTATTCACTATTTTTTCAAAGAATGCATAGAGGACAACACCATCTATGTCCGGTTCGACGATGACGTGGTCATGCTTGACACGGTCGAGGCGTTCAAGGCGTTCCTAGATTTCAGGATTGATAATAAAAATTATTTTTTAGTTTATCCAACCATTCTGAACAACGCCATAGTGTCTCATATCCTCATGAGACTTGGCAAGATACCGCGTATCCAAAGAACCACCTATCATGTTCTGGATCCGGCTGGCTGGGCCAACCCAGAATTTGCCCGCTATCTACACAAATATATCCTGGCTCAGCCGGACCTCAGCTCGTTCCGGTTCGGTAACAAGTGGGAACTACTTGATAACGAGCAAGTTTCTATAAATTGTATAAGTTGGCTAGGTACAGAATTTAGGGAGATGTGCAATGGCGATGTCGGTGCGAACGAAGAGCCGTGGCTGTCTACAGAGTTTCCGGCTAGCAAAGGTCTCATCAACTGTATTTACGGAGATTACTGTGTGGTCCATTATTCCTTTTTTACCCAGCGAGAGCTCTTGGACCGTGAGGGATATACAGAAAAATATAAAGAAAAAGTCTTTTCCCTGTGACTCTGTCCTACCAAACGGGGCAAAGTTCCCTGCAGTGACCCCAGAACGACAGTGAGTTCAAAACACAAACAGAGCCCTCTTGAGCAAAGATGGTCCGCATCTCTATCCGTTCCCAGGAGCCGCGCCCGGCCGACAACATCCTTGGGCTCATGAACCGAAACAGGGTGCTCGAGGAGCGCGTAACTCACTGCAAGCAGGCGCTACAGGCAGCTATGGACCAGGCGGAGACTATGGAGACGACTCTGCGCGCTCGCATCGCGTGGCTCGAGAACGAAGTGGTGCGCGTGAGCAGCCTGAACCGGGCACCGGAGCCTGAGTCCGAGTCCGAGTCTGAGTATGAGCCTGAGTCGGATGTCGAAGAGGAGGTCGAGTCTGAGCGCCCGTGGCTGCAGGACGTCTACGCGGCTATTGACGACACGGGCAATCGCGCCCAGCGGTTCCGTGGTATTCTGCTCAAGATTGTGCGGTTCCCCAACTACGACATCAACGAGGTGTACAACGAGGTGCTGAACACCGACCGCTACTCTGGCCCCCTGCAGAAGGAGGACATCACGGCTGGTTTCTGGCCAGTGCTCGGCCGCAACGAGGAGGAGAAGACCGCGAACGCGAAGAGGGTGATGGAGCTGCTCTACCGCCGGCCTTACTGAGCCTGTGAGCACACTTAAAAGCAAGCCGCTACATATGTGTAATGGGTATCGTACGTTCACGCCATGATACTGTGTCCGAGTCTGCGTCCTCTGTCTGCGCCTGCGACCACGTCTCTCCCGAAGACCTTGAGGACGAGGTAACCTCTGAACTCTGTCCTTCTATGGTGTACGATACTGATGGTGAGTTCCGTGCCATCCCCGACACGTACAACAGCAAGCCGCTCTTCCGTAAGATGTGCCCTCAGCCCAACGAGCTGCGTGTTGCGCGCATCATCCAGGCTCACCCACACCCCAACGTTGTTGAGATTTATCACGCGTGCGAGGACTACATCGATATGGAGCTGCTGCAGACTGGCGTGGGTTATAACTTACAGGATATCGAGCGCGCGCACGCCTATTTCATGAAGCATAACATTGTCTATATGGACTGGAAGCTGGACAACTTTGGGACTGACCTGAACGGTATCACAAAGGTGTTCGACTTTGATTCGTCCGGTATGTTCGACAGCGAGACGGACACGTGGGTATACTGCCCACCCAACTACTACTCGATGCGCAGTGCGACAGCCGCGGGCCTCATCAACCCATCTGATATCGACCGGTACACTTTTGATGAGCGCAAGAATATCTGGAAGTGAATCTTCAACGGACCCGCGGCACGTACCGCAGGTACATGGCTAGTTCCTGTATGTTACTCAGAGTCGTTGTGCACTTGGCCAATTTATTATCTGTAAAATGGATAGTTTCCCAGTTGAGCAGCCACATCGCTGGCATCAGATTCCTCAGGCAGTCATCCACAAAAATATGTTTTTCTTTTTCTGAAAACTGTGTATAGGCTTCTATATCGGGCTTTAGCAACCGGTCGTTATAGACAACCTTTACTTCGTCTGAGATAGCGCTCGCGACAGGCAGGGCCCACTCGAGTGGGCTGTTACTGAACAGCTTCACGTCCCAGCCCTCCCTTATCAGCGAGTGAATCTCTTCTGCGTCCCTCTGAAACTCGTTGCCGGCTAGTACGGTCCACAAGTGGGCATGGAGATTCTTGTCGTACACAAAACTGTTGAAATCGTCAGTATTAATTTTGTGAGCTCTGCGCATACCCTTCCCTGTGTGCCCAAAGTTTTCATACAGAATTTGATTCATAAATTCAGGTTTCTTAACCTCTGGCATTTTGTGCCGGACATAACGGACACAGTTGTGTTTGACATGGTTCAGCAAAGCCTTGTCACGGACAAGCACACCATCGATGTCAAGAATGAGTGAGCCCATTACTATAAAAATTATTTTTATTTTATTTTTAAATAGTATGTCACCCCTGCCACCACTGTCACCTCGTAATCGACTGGTAAACGCCCGAAAGTCTATATATATAACTATCCATAATAAGAGATATATGTTAGTTCCTCTATTTAACCGTAACGGTAAGCTCATCAGAGCACAGAAAGTTAACCTAAATAAAGGTTCACCTTACAGAGCCAGAGCTATGCATGAAATATTCCCGCCGACGCCTAAAAAGAGACGTCTGGCTTCGCCCAAGCGCGCCAAATCCAAGACTCCTCCCAGGCCCAAGGCCAAGTCCAAGACCCCTAACAAGCTGGAGGCGTTTGTGATGCCAGCATTTCCAGGGTGGAAATAAGTCTAATTAAGTATGCGATTTCCTGGATTGATAACTATACGTCCATTAGAAAGTACCATGGGTATGTTATTGTTATTACCGCGTCTCCGAATACTTGTATTTGTATAATTTCTGGCAGCGTTATAAGCAGCTTTAAGTTTATCAAATGATTTTATAGAATTAAATGCGAGCAGTCCCGGAAACTTGTGTCTTACATGCATGACATAGTGTGTTTTTATACCTCTTCTTTGGTTATTATTATTTGCACCGGCAAGACGTCTGAGTGTATGTGTCATACCGTTATATACATTTCTGTTACTTCTAAAAACGGCAACGCGGTTAAATCCTCTAACTGCACTATTACCAGGGAGGTTAGTACGACGCGGCATATACTAAGGACCGGGAAGAAAGTTGGGAGTGTTCCCTACAGTCGACCCGCGGTGGGAGGTGGAATCAAAACACAAACACACGCTCCCAAACCACCTACAGAGCAAAGACAGATGGCCGCCTTCGTCAGCACTGTTCAGGCGCTGGTTGCTCACCGCGACGAGCTGTTCCTGAAGCGCATCGCGGAGGAGTACAAGTTGGACTTGGCGGAGTTGTGCGCCAAGTTCCTGGAGGCGCCGGCTCCTAAGGAGAAGAAGAAGCGCGCTATCAAGGTGAAGCTGACGGCTGACGGCAAGGAGATTCGCTGCCAGGGCTTCACAGCCAAGAAGGAGCAGTGCAGCTTCGGCCCGCTGCCTGGCCAGTGCTTCTGCAAGCGCCACCTGCCGGCCAGCGCCGCCCCGGAGGAGGCCCCGGAGGTTCACACGACCCCTTCGGCGCTCCTCTCCCCTATCCCTGAGGCCCCCGAGGCCCCTGAGGCTCCGGAGGAGGTCGAGCCCTTCACGGTGGCTGAGGAGGACCAGGTGGGCTTTGACAGGCTGACTCCGCTGACTCCCGCCAAGAGCATGGATGCGCCTGCCTCCCTCGAGGGCACGCCCTGCAACCTGTGGGCCAAGCTGGAGGAGGTGCAGGCCGAGGCTGACCAGGAGGAGCTGGAGCGTGAGCTGGAGCGTATGCGCCGCAGCGAGCAGGAGCAGGAGGCCCTTCTGGAGGCGCTTCGCAAGCAGGAGGCTGAGTCCGAGCCGGCCCCCTACGAGCCGCCGGCCGACAGCCCGAGCCCGGTCAAGAAGGCCCCCAAGCGCCGCCAGAGCGCGCGCCCCAAGGTGGCCAAGAAGTGAGCCCTTACGGAGGCGAAGCCTTCCTTTCTCCAAGAAAGCAGGGCCTTAGGCCCTGAGCAGTAGCAGCAGCGCCGCGAGTGTAACAGATGCACCTATTTACTTCCTTACTGTGTCCCCCCAACTAGCGCCGACCCGTCTGACGTGCTGAGAGGAAATTCCCTATAGACCGCCGCGGCGCGCTAACACCTGACATAATAGTTTGTCTTAGGCGAGAATTTCTTAGTTGCTGTTGTATATTTGGATTATTTCTTAGTGCTGCATTACGGTTAAGAATATTCTGTAATCTATTCCACTTTACGGAGTTACTTTTAAGAGCCCCGTGTTTTATAAGAATAATTAAAGCTCTATTCCGTGCTTCGATATCATGATTCATAGTTAGTAACATATCAAATGGCGAAAGTCCAGCTCTATTAGGTATGTTCATGTTGGCACCGGCACGAATAAGATATTCAATAATAGGTAAAGCACCAGATGGGTTTTGACATGCCACCCAAAGCGGAGTTTCCCCATGAATATCCCGTGCGTCAATATCCGCACCAGCCTTTAGAAGTAGTTTGATACACGTCAACCTAGTATCCACATTAATTACGTTTACACAAGCCCAGTGTAGTGCTGTTTTTTCATAACCATCTTTTGCATTTACGTTTGCACCTTTTTGAATAACTAAAGCAAGGATATCAGGTTTACCTTGAGCAGCCCACATAACTGCTCGTTGTTTATCGTATCCATTACTATTTACATTAGCTCCTCTATTAATAAGCAAACGAGCTACATTTATCTTATTTTTAATAATGGCCCATAAAAGTAAAGTTGTCTGACTATTACGAGTATTTATATTTGGAGGTGTGTTTGAATTTAATAACCTTGTTAGAGTATTTATATTACCCGTTTTGACAGCTTTAATAAGTTCACTTCTGGCATTGGCAGCTACTGTGGCATTGACACTGGCAGCGGTTACGCGGCGCATGGTTCTGGCAGCGTTTGCA